TAACCCCATCTGTTCCTACACAATTATCTATAAGTTGAACGCTAGTTTCAATTGCATCTAATGTAACACCTTGGTCAAGTAACTCAGTTAAAATCTGTGTAAGTACTAATGAATCATTTGCATATTCCTTTGTACATGTTGAAAGATTAACTGGTGTTGTACTACCTGGAAGGTAATATACAGGTGCACCAAAGGTTCCTGTAGTTGTATTATATATACGTACTTCTAGATAATATCCAGATGCAGGAACTGGTCCGGGACAAGTAGCTAGTATTATCTGAGCTTCATACTCAGTATCACCAATTGCACTTACAATTTTATCTAGACCTAGTAATACTTTGTACTGCCAAGGCCAATTATTGCCTTGTAGTCCACTATTTTTTAAGTCTCCTATACTATTTGACATAGTTTTAAAATTTAAAAACAGCCCCTTATAGAGGCTGTAATGTTAGTATTATACTACCTTAATATCAAAGTCAAGCTCTGGAGTTTCAGGATCATCAATAATTACAAATGTTCCAACAGGTACACCTGCTAACACCGCAGCATTTATTGATTCATAAATACCGGCACTTAAAAGACATTTAAACAATGTTGTTAATTCTGCTTCTTTAGCACCCGGATTGTCTAAAAATATCTGAGATATTATATTGACATAACTTGACACGTTTCTAATGTTAACCGTGTTAACATTATATTTTTCTTTAGCCATGATTTAAGTTTTAATTATTGAACAATTTTTACTAAATAGTCATGTTATTTATTGTTTAGGTTTTTCAACATACTTTTTTTGTTTGTCTGCAAAGTTAATCATTGCTTTGTCTGCAACTGCAACACCGTATTTGCTTACTAAAAAAGCATACAATCTATTTTCTTTTTCCATGATTTCTAAGTTTATTAATTAAAGAATTCTACTGTTTCTGTTTCAGGTATTGCTATTGTAAAGTCAATATGTACTTGAGCTTTAAATGTAACACCTGCTGTCATTACCAAAGTATAATAATGATCTTGTATAGGACCAACTGTATTATCATCTACTATAAAAGCAGTTGTTGTTGAAATTAAATTACCTGCCGTATCAGCTACTAAAGCATTAAAGTTCATTGCAGAAGCAACAGTGTCATATGCAGTAGTATTTTGTGCTAAGATTACTGAATCTTCTCTTACTCTAAGAGAAGTATTAGAACCTGATACAACTCCAATAAAAAGAGCATATAAATTTGAACCTGCAAGGTCAGCAATACCTTGTATTCTGTATCTTTTAAGTACAGTACCATTACTCCTAGTTATTGTACCTCCTATTGGAGTCATTGTAGCTTGAACTTTTGGTTCTAATGAACCCTGCACAAAAGTTACAGAAGGATCTGCCACTACAGCAGCAAAGTCTTCTACTGTGATTGCACCTGTTTTGTAATCATCATCTCTCCTGCCGTCTTTAAGTGCAACAGGTAATAATGCCTTAGCTGGGTCTACTGTAGTAACCAGTCTTTTTCCCTTAATCCAGGAAATAAAATTTAGAATATCCATGATTGTTTTGTTTTAATAAATATATACACTATAATATACAAAAAATAATTGAATAAAAAAAATCCTCAGAAAAAAAGTTTCTAAGGATCTTTTCATTTGACTAGAGAAAACTCTTTAGAACATCAACCCCATAATAAAAGCTATGAATAACATAGCAACAATTGTTACATTGGAATAATGTCTGCCAATGGGGTCATCTTCCCATACATTGGACATTTTATTATAAATTGGTTTGTTCATTGCATTATGTACTAGAAATAAAAATCCTAGAATAGCAAGACCTGTAATAAATATAACTGCCTTAAACATAATAATTAATTCTTATTGTAAATATAATAAATATCTTTCTAACTAGATAGAGGAATATGTTACCATATAATAGCAACATCACCTTCATTCAAGATCAATCTTACAGTACCGTCAAGATCAATTTTTTCAGAATGTTCTAGTGCAGCATAAGGGATATAAACTACATCTCCTTCTTTTATATCTTCACATTTATCACCTACCGCATATACTGTCAACTTTAACCAAGCCTTCATTGCTTCATACATTACAGCATCTTCATCTTTCTCACTCAACTTAATTACTGACTCTTTCTTTTCAGGAACACTGATAATAATTCTTCTTCCTCTTAATAAACTAAACGGTTTCATATATATAATTTAAATTGTTACTTCTTCATAAGTCTTTGTAAAAACTTCAGGTTTGCATGCATAGAATTCACCAATAAGACCCTTAATAACATAATCTCCTAATGAAGCTTTCATGTTACCTTCTAGAGTATTGATAGCTAATACCGGAGTATCATCTCTCACATAGCTGTAACAGTCAGAACAAAAGTTCAAAATCTCAGTTGTGTTTTCACCAGTCCATTGGATAGCATCTATCTCAATAGGTTTCTTTACATACCTAGGCATCGTAATTTTTATTAGTAATTTTTTTTGATTTTTTTTCTTCCAAGGGACCATCCTGCTCAGGTAGTTGTGATAAAAGATTTAACTTAATCTTTTCTAATAAACCTATAAGAGCTAGGTTATCATAACACCCATCTCCTAGCATTATTTCTAGTCCTTGTTCTTTCTCTACAATAGAGATTAATATTTTATCTGCCATGTTACTTAGTTTGTTGGTGCTACAAATATAAAAACTTTTTTTATTTAAACCAGAAACCCCGGAAAAATTTCCAGGGCTTCCAGCATAACCTTTTAAACATTATGATATGAACATGTACAAATATATAAATAAATTTTAAAAAAAAAATTTTTCTATAGAATTTTTGTAGTATGTTAGAGAAAGTGATGGGGCCTCCCTTCATGGCCCCCCGGCCCTTCCGCTCGGCAGGGGTACCCCCTGGTGCTGCAAGCTGTCCAAATAAATTTGTCCATCTTTTGCAAGAAAATTTCCCTGGCAGGAAATGTTTCTACTGACTGTTCCATGCAGAGCATGTCACACTAGCTGTCTAGTCATCACAAGTTCTGACATAGGACAGCTGTGCTGCTAGCCCTTGTCATAATCTAAAATCTAAATTTTATCTTATGAATAGTATTATAACTCGGGTTATTGCTAACCCTCATTCTAACACTAGTGTGATCTGCTATCCAAATGGCATGAAACCATTTGTGATTAGCAAATCCAAAGCTAAAGCTTTGAAGCCTGGTAAGACCTACCTTGTAGATCTTAAGGCTAATGCCACCAATGGCTTTGTCTATGCAGTCAAAGTCCATGGTGAGCTAACAATAAAGAAGAACAAATAGTTCTTCTTTCTTTTTCCCTCTCTTACTAGCCCTTGACTTAAAATGTATAAACCCATTTTAAGTAAATCAATTTAGTTATGCTAACAAAATTAATTTTTGTACTATACCTGTGGACAGGTACAGTAGTCCCTCAAGATGAACATGAGGGAAGAAAGACATATGCAATCTTCTTTGAAGATGGCAAATGTATAGACTATGCCTATAAGGCAGAAGTCTATAATTGGATTGAGACAGGCTCATTCCAATATGATGACACTTTGGATGACAAAGTCTCATCAGAAGATAAAACAGGTTTAAAGGACTAAGGTCCTTTAACTGTTTTTTCCCTCTTTTTTCTAGCCCTTAACTTAAATTGATAAATCAATTAAATTTATAAATTATGGCTTTACAAGCAAAATTTCTTAAGATTGGCAAAGGTGGAACCTTAGCAATCTATGAAGTGCGTGGCACTTCTAATGAGTTGGCTAATTTCATTAGCAACAACTATAAAGATAGGGAACCTATCTTTAAATCTAGTCCTGATGGCAAGCTCATCTTGACTAGTGGAAATAAAACTCCGTTGTATTTCACTTCTTACCCGTTACCGGGAAAGAATATGTGGCACCCTTTGTATCAAATACAAATGGGTGACAATGCAGGGTCTTGGACTTTAGACAAGTCCGACCTGCAATTTGAAACTCTTGTATCCAAGAGTATGGGCGCTGACTTTGGTCAGGCCTATGCAGCTGAAGCTGCAAAGAGGTATGCTGATAGCACACCTGTCTCTTCCTCAACCTCAGCTATGCTTTCGGATGATGAAGATGATGCTGATGAAGAGGACTTCACAGCAGAAGCTTCTGAAGAAGCATTAGTTGCATCTGAAGATGCCACTATGGATGTTGAAGAAACTTCAACACCAAAGGCTAAGACTACTAAGTAGTCATAGCAAAAATATAAGAGTAGCCACTAGCGTGGTTACTCTTTATTTTTTCATACCTGAAATATTTCCCTTTCTTTTCTAGCCCCTAACATAGTATGCAATTATACTCTTTATAGAGTATTATTAGCACAAATATGAAATCATTAAGGATATATATAAAACCTTATGTATGGAAATGTATCTGACACAGGCTCATTAGGCTAACTATATAAAGAAATGTACTTGCTACTTGTAGGTATCAGGTATCATATTTCTTTATTATTACTTGATAGTATCTTGTCTCCACCGTGTGTAGCTTTGTGACTTTGATACTGAGTATCAAGTAGTTATAAAAACCGGAAAGATGAGTATATGTATGTGTTTATTATGTATACACCCACTTATACCTCTTTTATACCTTGTATCTAGTTAGTAATTACTACTATAATACTTTAGTATTATATAGATTTTATATAGCTAAACCTAGACTAGTAACCAATTAAAACAAACATATGAAGATTAATGATTCATTTATCATTGGAGTTATTACAGGTTCCTTAGTATTCTTACTATTAAGTTATCTACTTATACATGTAGTTGGTGTTTCAAATGGAGAAACAAAGACTCCGGGGAACTACACTGATGTAGGCGGTAATATAGACATAGAATATTACTTGGAAGTATCAGAAGATAGTATATGGGTTGAGGGAGTTCAATCTAAAAAAGTATATTCTGGTAAATACTCAGACCTTGATAGTCTTATTATTGCTGATAACTTGTAAATATAAAACCAATGATAGATATTACAATCACCGAAGATCAAGCTATGTCTATGGGCATAGAGATTAATGACCTTATACACATGAAGTGTAAAGAAGGTTATAAAGTACTACATAAATACCAACATCCTGCAGTAGGATTGGTAGTAGTTATGACTCCAGACTACTCTCTTGCAGGGTAGTCTATTTACTAATCAGTATCCTTGAACTAATGATAGGAACAGATTAAACATGTAACAACTAAATTGTGTGAGGCAGTAATCCTCTCCGCAACTTGTACAGCTAACCAATAATGCTGTACCTCTTTACTGTTAGTAAACAGTGACAAACCTGTGGGGCTACTATTGGGTTCTATTTACACTCTGCAAATGTGTATATAGTACTAAGTAAATGAAGACAAGATATGATCCTTGTTTGATGCAGTCATTTATAATCCAAAGTTAGTGCAGACTTAAAAATCAGGTATTTTACACATAGTATTGATAAAGCTATGTGAGTTTAATTTAAACTACCATACATTTCATGGAGCAATTATGATTTGCCGGCATGTTGTATGTTAATTATCTATTCTCCTCCACAAGATTCCACTTGGGAGAATACAGCTGACTGAAGTGGAATTCAGTTTATTCAAGTGATGACTCAGCGGTCTAGTAACAATGTAGGATATTGTTATACTCTTGTCTAATTTTTATATTGAGCACAATCAATATTATTTAACTAAAACTAATCAAGTCCTATGTTCCTAGCATAGGCAGTCCTCACACTAAAAAATATTAAGTTATGATTTTTAAAACTATGATTGAATTGTTCTCTGGTAAGTTAACTACAGTACAATATGTAAAGTATTCTAATGGTAAGATAATAAAAAGAATACTAGGTAAAGATAATATTCCCGAAATGATTATAGAATTATGAAGAATATAAGTCATTACTTGTTTGGTGTCTTATTACTAGGCACATTCATGGGTGTATTAATGTCTTTTGGACATAATATACTTCCAGCTATTGGTATATCTTGTCTATTTTGGGCATGTATGCTAACACCAATGCTAGGAGATTAATCTCTCCTAGCTTCATTACCACAAGGTTTCAGGCATAACCTCTCATCCTGTAAAGCAGGGGTTGACTTGTGGTTTTTTTATTACTCTCATCCAAGCAGGTACAGACAGATAGATAAACTAATAATACTTAGGTATTGGGTTTAGATTCCTGATAATACAAACCGATGACCAAGGGTTGCAACCTTGTGAGAGTACTAATAAGTAGGTTTGTGTTGCAAATGCAGCAATTTAAGGAAATGTAATTGTAAAGGATCGCAACCTTTTTACAGAGTACTACTACTTATTTATTAATGCACCACAACTCACTTCCCAAGGGTGAGCAGTTGTAATAGTACCATTAGCTGTAGTAATACAGGAGGGATGGTTTAAATAGCATCAGAAACAGAGCTATTACAACTGAGTGCAGAGGGATTTTTAACTTAAATATAAACTCAAAAAATAAACTCAAAATGAAAATTCACTTAAACTCAAAACAAGGTCTCTATGAAGTAGTTACCTATGGTAGAAACAGTATTACTTGTTCTACCAAGCATACCACATTCCAAGTACCTACTGATGACTTCAAGTCATTTGCTGGTGGTAATTGGAATTTTAGTGTTACCAAAGATCAGATGGATACATTTCTATCTGTTGTTCAACCTGATAAATATAAAATCCAAGTAGAACAAGAGAATCAAATACTTACTCTTGCTGCTAGATTAGATATCATTCAAGCTGCTGTTAAAGCACAACAATCAGTTGTTGTTGAAGAAGAACCAGAAGCTTATGAAGATGATTATCCTGATGGTGATCCAGAAGAACCTACCAAAGAAGAATATGAAAAGTGGTGGAGACAAGAATCTGATAAGAATTATGAATTGAACAATAAGATGAGAAATATTGCACGTCAAGTGTATTCTCAGAATCTTGACTTTACTCATTTTCAAAATCACAAGGGTATTAAATTTATTATACAACAGGATCATTATGATGATAAAATCAACAGATTTTGTTGGGATCCTTATGGCTTTGTATCTAATGGTCACAGTGATATCAGTAGTATTTATCGTGATGGTGATTGGGGTACAAAGAATGGTGGTTGGATCAAGATCATAGATGATAATGTGATTTTATATGCTAAATCAGGTGATTATGGTGTATATGATGATGCTATTGCCATAGAGTGTGCAAAGAAAATATTTCCTACAAAGAAAATACATTCATTTGCTGGAAGACAATGGAATGATGGACTAGAAGATAAATTCTTTCCATTACCATTCTAAGATACAATAGAAAGGTAGTGATATTCTACGTATACCTGAGCATGTAGACAAACTGCTCATTTTTTAACTTAAAAATAAACTTAAAACCTAGAAATTATGGCAAGTGTAATAGATTATATTGAATGTCCAAATTGCAGCTCAGAAGCATGGTGTGACTTTTACTATAAAACAGGTGAAGAATATATTAACTGTCACAATTGTGGTTATCATAAATCAGTAACTATTGTTAATAGAGATAAAGATTTATCTGAATTACTACAGGAAGATTGGAAAATTGAAGAACTTAAGAATCCTTATGGTGCTTATAGATTAAAAGTATATCATAGTATTGGGACTCAATGTGGTTCATTAGAAAATGAAGAACAATATAATAACTTTAAAACAGCTAATGAAGTTGATGTGGAGATAGAATATTGTTCTGTATCAAGACTAATTGATGGTAAAATTGTTACTGAAATTATCATAGATAATGGACCTTATACAGATTCAGCAGGATATACAGCAGAAGATAGGCAGAATGAAAGTGACTTGAATGCATTAGAAAATTCAAGTCCAGAATATTAAAAAACTAGCAGGTGAAAGTCCTGCATTTAAATCAATTTAAAAATAAACTTAAAACAGAAATTATGAGAAATTTAGCAAACAAAGGCTTGTCTATGTCACAAGCACAAAGTATTAGTAACCTATGCAATCAGAATGCACAGGAGATTGAAAGAGAATTAAACTCTTACAACAACTGTGGTAAATCTATTACAGTAGGTAGTCAAGCATATGATCTACAAACAGGTATTCCTGTACCAGGTGATATACTTGATAAGTTGAAAATCAAAGGTAATCTTCATGCTTGTCAAGCTTTCCTTATGGAAACTGTCAAAGGTAAAGAAACTGAGATGGATAGATTAAGAGATACAAGACCTGATTTCTCTCATCTTATAGCACCTGAGAGACCTTCACTTCCTGATTATGATATTCTTTATGATGTATCAGATTCATGGGGTTGGACTAAATTGACAGATGCAGAGTATTCAGAATATCTTCAAGCAGAAGCAATTGCTTCTCATTTAGGTCAGTTTATCCATAAAAATGGTAAGCTTACTCAATTGAGAAAAGAATTACCAAATACTCCTAGTATTGAGTGGTTTGAGGTAAAAGACGGTGAGAAAACTCCTGTTAAAGTTACTAAGCACCATATATCTCAAGGATTAATGATAATTCATGAAAATATTGCTGATCAACATAGAGTCTATGAACAGCGTGTAAACTATTACAAAGCTAAGGTTAAGAACTTAGTAAGTGATGAAAATGCACGTATTCAGAAGGATAATGCTAATAAAGCAGCAGTATTCTTAAGTCTTGAAAAAGAAGCTATGAGTAAATACCAAATTGCAATGGATGCATATCAAGGTGAATTACTTAGACTTACTATGGAATTTAATAGCAACCGTGAGTTGTTGATTAAAGATGCCGCAGCATTAAGAATTAATGTTGATCCTAGATTCCAAGATATAGTAAACATGTTTATTAATCTTGAAAACTAGTAATTTAAATTAGGTGGGTAAGGGATAGGCACAAGCTGATTCCCTTACTCTTTATGCCTAGTGACAGAAATTTTATATAAACTTCGTGGCTAATTACCACATACTAAGAAATGTTTAATATACATAAACTAAAATAACCGCTTCTCTTCAAATTATAAAAAACTGAGATAGAACTCCATAATTAGACAGGTTACTCTATTGAGATAACTGGCTAGTGAAAGAGACTTGGTATTTGTATTTGCCTTTGTAGAAGAGAAGGTCTTTGTATTTGTATTTGAATTTACTTTTAGCTATATATTTCTGTCACCTGGTAACTATTTACCTTAAAAATAACACAATGGGAAGAAAACAATTAAAACAGAAAATTGATCAACTTTATGATCACAGACAACAAATTCTTCATAGAGACCATAAAGGGAAAGATGCAGAGTATGCAGCCCTTGCTCTATCAGATATTGAATATAAGATTGCAGCATTAGAAGATGTATTAGATTTTGAAACAAGAATGTTACCATTTAAAATAATGTTGTATGGCTTTATTGTCATAGCAATAGGATTATTGATTTGTGCATACACAACAATTATTTAAGTATGAAAAATATGATTTTAGTATTAAGCCTTATTGGCTTTATAAGTAGTGATTTACATTCACAAAAGATGAAAGGGCTTTCTAGAGTAGAAAGAAAGTTTGTAAAGAATGTTATCAAAGTACATAATGAAAAAGTTGTAGAGATAACAAAAAGAAAGGACAACCATATTGTAATAGAATTTAATTCTACTATGGTTGTATTAAAACCAGATGGATTCATTGGTGAAACATGGATCCTAGAAGATGGTGACTGGCTGAGTCTTGGAACAGCAGAAGAAGCGTATTAATTAAAAACAAATAAAGATGGCTAGAATAGCAAAAACAGTGAACCCAACTACTGAAAAAGTAGTTAAAGAAAAGAAAGTAAGAACCTCTTACAAACAAAGAAAAGAAGCAAGAGTTCCGAAAGAAGCTAAGGTTGCTTATAATTGGAGAAAACATTTAACTCCAAGACAAGAAGAAATCTTGAAACATGAAGAACTACATAAACAATTTGAACCAGTTTACAATGATCCAGAGGATCATCCTGAGTATTTAAGAGCTGAAGCTGCAATTCAAAAAGATCAGATTTTTGCTGAATTAGATAAATGGATTGCTTTATTTCCACAAGCATTAACTCAACTTAAAAGAGAAGCAGGTTCAATTGAAAGTGAAGATATTATGTATCATTTAAACTTAATATCTAGAGTACTTAAGAATAAGTATGAAGAGAAAGTAGTAATTATGTAATTACTAGGTCCCATAGCTCAATTGGATAGAGCACTACCCTTCTAAGGTAGGGGTTATAGGTTCGACTCCTGTTGGGATCACTATTGTTTAATTAAAATATATGATTATGAATTTGTTTGGAAAACTATTTAAAAAGAAAAAAGATTATAATACCAATAATAAATATAAATTATTGGTAATTGATGAGAAAGCTGAGCTTATTCATCTAAATTTAGGTATTAATGATAAAAGAGCTGATGAACTTTTACATATATGTTTAACAGCATATAAAGAAAATCAGGTGCTTTATACAGCATTAGAAAATATTGTTGATAAATGCAATCACACTAATGAGTTAGTATTTTCAAGTATGATTTTTCAAAAAGTCATTGACAGAGAAAATTCAAAAAATGAATTATTAAATCATTTAAAATCAATGTTAGGACATGGATAAAAATTTAATTACATCAGTTTTAGGATTTAATCTTAAAGCTGAAATCAGAGACATAGAAGGTAATTTAGTAGCTAAGGGTGTAAGAAAAACTGTAATACCTATTGTATATGCAGAAAAAGTAAACACTAGATTGTTTGATAGAAGATTCTTTACATCATTTAATGAAGCTCTCTTAAATAAAATTAGAGATTATAGAAATTTAAACAGTTAAGTATGAATATATCTGTAACATATGATGATACTGATGTAGCAAAAGCATTGGGTAAAATTATCAAGGATCCAAATGCTGAGGAGTTTATCAAGTTGATTACTCCTATGATTTGTACTAGTAGTTATGCAACTGAATATTTTTTCAAGCTTATGTTGGGTAATAAACTATTTAATGTAATACCTAATGGTACATTGTGCAAAATACCTGTAAATAATCTTGGTTATGGTAGTAATAAAGATGCTATCAGACAGAAATTTGCTGATGAAGATGATAAAGTAGTAGTTATTGTAAAAGAATTTAGAGGTTATCATGAGTATAGTCAGTATCATATTGAGTACACATCTGTTTTAGATAACGGTGTTACAAAAAAAGACACTACTTATGTTCAGCACAAAGACTTAGAAGTGATTGAAGAGTTTTAAGAAGTGTATTCTGTGAATATGCTTTTCCAGACCAAATGGTAGGGGGAGAGTAATCTCCCCTTTTCATTGTTTAGCTATATATTGCTAAATATTATTGGTTTAAACCATTTACTTAGTTATAAATGCTATATATTTATCTGCATATTTATATATGCCGGTGATGCAATATCAACTCCCTAATGGGAAAGTAGTTCACCTCTCTATAGAGGAGTATCTTGATCTTACAGATGAAGATGTACAATATCTCATGTCAATTGACTATGGTGAACACGTTAGGGATCCTTTTACTGGTTCCGCTGTTGAAAATAACAGCAAAGAGAAATATTATGATTTTGAATTCCTTTCACAGGATGATGAAATTTTAAATGATATATGTTCAGATGATTTACCATTTGATGATATCATTGATCTATCAGATAATTTGGATTTGTAGTTTTAAACTACACACTACCTCTAAAGTGAGTATTTAGAGGAACAGTATCTACTCAAAACAACAATTTATTTATTAATTATTTAAACTTTTAAAGATGAACTCAAAAGTATTTGTATTAGCAGACGAGACAGGTGCAGTAATTACTATGTCAGAAAACAATTCTGAGTATGGTTATGTGCGTGTACAACAAACAAGAACCATGATTGATGACAATGGATTTGTCCGTAGAAAATCAATCAGTGCATTAATGCCTGGTGCCATTGAAGATTTAAAAGCCATGAACCTTTATGGTGGTCAATTGCTTGATGGTAAAATTATTATTGAAGAGGCATTAAATCCTTTTAACAAAAAGAATCCAGAACGTGACTTAAAAGTTGCGGGTGAAACTGGTATTATATGTACATTAGGTGGATTACCTATTTACCGTAGAACTAAATTTAGCTTTAATGAATCTGCAGTTGATACAACTGTTGATCATGATAATGTTAATGAATTAAAAGCTGCATATGCTGCTCAGTCAGCAAAAGTAGCTATTTCAGCTGATGAAGAAGATTTTTCAATTGAAGGATAGTAAACATTAGTGTAGCGGGTAAGAGGGGGTCAGAAATGGCTCCCTTTTATTATTTATGAATTTAAAAATGTATGATTAAAATGGAAAAGTTAAAACAACAGATTAAAGATTATCAATTATATGCAGGTAAAACCTACATAGAATATGAACAAGATAAGTATTCAGCTTATCAAAACTATTTGTATAAAAGAGCACTATATGGTTTAGATGCAATTGAACAAAAAGAATTAGTTACTATGTGTAGCAAAAAGAAACAAAGAATTATTAATGTTTATAAGAGAGCACAAAGTATTTTGAATATTGCAAAACAAAAAGCAACAATTCATTATACCAACTTGCTTTTTAAAACTTTTTTTCCAAAAAGCCCGTTTACTCAACTTTTACTTGGAGAAACTGAAACTGATGAAAAGTTTAAAAACACTTTAACTTTTAAAGATTTAAATATTTCAAAAGATGATATTATTAATATCTTTATAACAGAAGGTGTCTTACCTAAAAACTTTTTAAGTTTAGATAAGGACCCAAATCAATTACCAAGACTTAAAAATGAAAAATTATGAAAACATTTTATGACATGAGAGGTGGTGTAGAACCTGGCTATAAATCTACTATGGACACTGTACAAGGAAGAGTTATTTGGAAAACAAAAACTCATTGGCTTGTTTATGTATCTAAAGATGACTACTACAATGCTGGTATGAGTTGGATGCATAATGAAGACAGGTATCATACAACACTAATTGGATACATTGTTATTCCAAAAGGTGTAAGAATTCATAGTTGTTATTTAGCTACTGGTTTCTGGGATGGTCTTAAAGCTTTGTTTAGAAGTGGTAACACACCAGCAGTAACTAAATCAAAAGGTGAATTTCCAGAAGAATTATTATGATTAAAAACTAAAAACTAAGATTATGACAAGAAATGAATTTTTAAACAAATTTGAAGACTTAACTAGACAGTTAGAAGATCTAGTAAATGAATTACCTTCTATTCCTGAACTAGAAGAAAGTATTAAAGAAGAGTGGGATGAAAGTAAAGCTGTTTTAGAATCAGAAATATTTGGTTTAGTACTTTCAACAGATAATCTTTCAGATAAATATTTTGATCAAGACTAAGATCTGCGATGGATGTGGTCTTGAAAAACCCATCTGGAAAAGTAGTGGAACCGGGGGATTTAAGTATTGCAAATATTGTTGGAGTTGCCAGAATCCCAAGAATAAAGATAATATACAGAAACCAACTGATTATAAGATCCCCCAGGTTTCTGCTAAAAGAAAGAAGAAAGATGCTGAGTATCTTAAATTAAGACAAAGATTTCTTACTGAGAATCCATTATGTGTGGTGAAGGTGAACGGATGTGGTCATGGTGCCACTGATGTTCACCATACACACTCTGGAGTTAACAGAGATGCTTTTTATTTAGTTCAAAGTACTTGGTTATCTGTTTGTAGAAATTGCCATAACTGGATTCATTTAAATCCAGCAGAGGCTAGAATACTCAAACATTTAAAATAATATGATTTAAAACTTATGATTATGAAAACAATTGGAAAAGAATTAAAAGTAAAACATACAATAGAATATAGTAAATTTGCTATTCTTCCTATGAATAGAGGAATAGACAGCAAACATGTTCAGAAAATGATCACCTCTGTTAGAAAAATAGGTGTAATTAGAGCTGTTATAACAACAACAACAAACATTATTGAGGGTGATAAGAAAACTTACATAATTGATGGACAACATTTAGCAACTGCTCTTGAAAGAGAAGGTGCTCCTATTCCTTATATTGAGATAGATATTACTTCTGAAGAAGAATTGATTGAAAAAATGGCTTACTTAAATAACTCAAGTAAATCATGGGATTTAATGAATTATATCAATGCTTGGAAAATGATCCGTCCAGATTATATGAAGTTATTTAAATGGAAGAATATGTATGACATAGAAGTTTCTATGTTAGCATGTATTGCTACCAACATGCCTTCAATTAGATATGGTACTCAACCTATCAAGAATGGATCATTTACTATCAGCAATTCAAAAGCAGAAGATATGTGTAAAGCATTTAATGATATTTTCTTAAAAATTGGTATGGCTGATAGAGGAGTTAAATTTCAGTTCCTAAATGCTTTTATGGTTGCCTACGGGACATATAATCATACAAAAGTATTAGCAAATATTGATAAACATCTAAAAACTGTTAAGCTTATGGCTAATGGTGATGAAACAGGTGTTTATATTAGAAAACAAATCTTTAATTTACCAAAATGACAAAAGATGAAATTCAAGCAAAAGCAATAGAACATACTAAGAATAAAATTAGGTGTGGTGTGGTGTTAGGGACCGGGGTTGGTAAGACCCTGGTCGGCCTGACTCATATTAATGAAAACTCTACAGAATTAATGAGAGTTTTAATTGTAGCACCAAAGAAATCTATTTTTACTTCTTGGATTGATGATGCAGAAAAGTTTGGAATGGGTTCTCTTTTACAGAGAATGACATTCACAACATACTTAAGTCTCCGCAAGCATAATCCTAATGATTATGAGTTGGTTTATCTGGATGAAGCTCACAGCTTGCTAGACAGTCACAGAAGTTTTCTTTCAAATTACAAAGGAAAGATACTGGGTTTAACCGGTACTCCTCCTAAGTATGGGAATTCTGAAAAGGGCCGTTTGGTAGCTGAGTTTTGTCCTATTGTATTTACATTTGGTGCAGATGATGCCATAGCAAATAAAATACTAAATGATTATCAAATCATAGTACATCAATTAAGATTAAGTAATAGAAACAATTACATTGTAGAATCAAAAGGAAAGAAGTTTCCTACTTCTGAAGACAAGAACTATAATTATTGGAGCAACCGTATTGATACAGGCTCTGGTGCAGCACATATACTTCGTGTAATGAGGATGAAAGCTATGATGGAATATCCTAGTAAAGAGCAGTATGCAAAGATTCTATTTAACTCTATAGAAAGTAAGTGTATCCTGTTTGCTAATACTCAAAATCAAGCTGATAAATTATGTGAACATAGTTATCATAGCAATAATTCTAATTCAGAAGATAATCTTCAAAAGTTTAAGAATGGGGAAATTACCAAATTATCTACAGTGCTTCAATTAAGTGAAGGTGTCAATATTTCAAACTTAAAGCAAGGTATAATTATGCATGCATATGGTAATGAAAGAAAAGCAAGTCAAAGAATTGGAAGATTATTAAGATTAAATCCAGATGATAAAGCTATTGTACACATACTATGTTATGTAGATACGGTAGATGAGAAATGGGTTAAAGAAGCATTGGAAAACTTTGATCAAAATAAAATTATGTGGAGAGATTTTGGGATTATATTAGATTAACCCCGAGATTTTTATTATATTATATACAGATGGAAGATACAAAAACACATAAATTAGTATTGTATAATGATAATGAACATGACTTTCTTTATATAGTAGCATGTCTTATTAAATTTTGTAGGCATGAACCATTACAAGCTGAACAATGTGCAGTTATAGCCCATAATAAGGGGAAATGTTCTGTTAAATCCGGTGATTTTCTTGAATTGTTTGAATTAAAAACTGATTTAGAAGACCTAGAATTAAAAACAGAAATTGAAGCTTATGAAAGTTATATGTATTGATTCAAGTAAAAAACCAAATAAAATATTGTCATATGAATGGATTCAAGAAGGTGTAGTTTACACTGTAATTGAATCTGTAAATATGGGTCTACAACCTGGCAGAATTGGTTTAAAACTCAAAGAAGTAGAGTTAACTAAAAAATCTTTTCCTTATGAATATTATGATGCAACTAGATTTCTTCCTATTGAAGGTTTATTTGCTGAAGAAGAAAAAGTTGAGGAAAAAGAAGTAGAATTAGATCTAATTTAATATGGAAGATTACACTAAAGATGATGTAATCAAGGCTCTTTCACAAATTCCAGTTAACTCTAGAAAAAGAGTATTGGTTGATCAGAGAAGTTATTTAATGGGATTACTTGTATATAGGTTTATGATGACAGAACATGCAATAGCAAATATTGTAGGTATTAAAAGAGATAAGGTTCATTATAACAAAAAATTAGCCTTGCAATTATGTACAGATAAATCTTATATGCAAAATGTTTATGTTTATGCACAAATGTTTCCATTTGATTTTAGTGTAATTGAAGCTACATCTTCTGTACATAGATTAAAAACAGTTGAATTAGTTCTTGATAAAAAGTTTTTTAATAAACTAAAAGCAACAGGTTCTGTTCTGGGGCATAATGATATTAGAACAACAATTAAGTTTCTTTTAGAAAAAAGTATGAAATTATGGGAAGAATGAAAGAAGTATGTATGGACATTATTGAAGCAAATGGAGGAATACCAGAAGGTATGACTATAGCAGATGTTGCTAGAATGAAAGATTTAGAAATTTTTGAATGGAAAGAATATGAAAAAAGACAAAACAACTTTAGATCAGAACAGTATCAATCAGAAAATTCAGGAGAAATTGGAAAGATTGAACAAGTCCAAAAAAAGTTCTCCTCAAAATATGGAGAAGCAAGAGAAGAAAAAGGGAGTGAACAATGAAGAAGGAGACTAGAACCTGGATGTTGTACTATATGGTTATAGTGCACATACTTGCAGTGTTAACTACAACTGGATTTGTGTTAATGTATTTGCCAGCTTGTTATCCATGTCTTTGGAGTTGGTTAATGCTTATAGTATTAGCTTTTGTAAACTATTTTATTTTTGACTGCCTGTTTTCTTATATAAAGAGAATTATCAGAAGAAAAAAACTAAAATTTTAAAAAATATGAAAAAATTAATTTATTTAACAGCTTTAACAATTACTCTTTTAAGCTGTAAAAAGTATGAATCTGAAAAAGACTGTACTTGTGGTGTAGTAACTAATGATGCTCTCACTACTAACACAGATGGTTCTACATGTTATTCACTAACAGTTAGAAATGATTGTTCAGGTAATTCAAAAACCTGGTGTTTTTCTGCTAGTACTTGGTATGAGTATGCTGTAGGAGATAATATGTGTGTAAGTAATGTAGGAACTTGGTAAAGTGAAACATTTTTTAAAATACTTAGTGGTATGGATAAGTCAAAACTTATCTGTACCATTTTGGATGGTAGGACATGTTCACTTATCTGTTAATGTATATAAAGATATTCATGAAATAATAGCATCCTGTGGTATGAACTTAATTGTTGCTGCAGGATTTATTATTGATTACTTAGAACAAAAAAAGAAATTATGAAAGCAAAACTAAATAAAGTAGACAATGGATATGTCTTATTAGTAGATAATATTATGTATGCTACTGATAATGACAAACTATCCAAACAAAACTGTGATGAGATATTTGGAGTAGTTGATGTTGAGAAGTTGGCTTATGATTCCTCACAAGAATATTTAATAAAACCAATTGAATCACCAATTTTTACATTTGGGTATGAACAGGGCTTCAACAAAGCAATGGAGTTAAATAAAGATAAGGTGTTTAGTAAAGAAGATATGGCTTATATTATGAACATAATGTCAATACATGATATTTCTTTTGAAGATGCTATTATCAAATTTCAATTACTCCAACAACCAACAGAAATTGAAGTTGAGATTGAGATGGAATGTAAAATAGGATGTGATAATTTTATTTTCAATGGAGATAAATCTATATGTTGTGGTAACAAAATAAAAAAACTTGACTCAAACGGAAATTTAATACTTAGAAAATTATGAAACAAAATAAATGGGATAAACTCAACAAAGAACTTGATGATGCTTTAGAAGAAGAATTTGGTTCAGAAGAACCTAAACAAGAAACACTTGAAGAAATTACAGCTAACCTTGCAGATCCTAATTTATGTAAAACAGATAATTGGATTGCAGGTGCTAAATGGATGTTAGAAGAGTTACAAGACTTTGACACCTGGAAAGAGTGGAAAGATATAACCTTTAAATCAGAATAGAATGAAACAAATTAGCGCAGTAGAATGGTTAGTTAAACAAATTAGTTATTTAACAAGTTACGGTACAATAATTACACATCATAAAGATATTACTGAATTGGTTGAACAAGCCAAAGAAATGGAGAAGGAGCATATTGAACAAGCTTTTAATGAAGGTGATTTATTTTCACACAATTACGATGAAAGCGGAGAGAAATACTATATATACACTTTTGAAAAATGAGATTTATACCTTTATTTTTGCTGTTGTTGTTTTTTATAATTGCAATAGTTACAGAATTTGATTTTTTGTTTGATAAAAATGATAAAAATCAAAATAACGGAGGATTGTTTGATTAATTTTAATAAAATGGTTTGAAAAATTTAAAAAGAAATAAGATGAATAAAGAAAAACTTAAAGAAAATTGTTGCACTCCTGAAGGTCAAATTAAAAGGTATATTGATTGTAAAGGATGTGATAGAGAACCTAAACAAGAAACAGTTGAAGAAATTGAAACAATTGGAGATTTTATTAAAAAAGAATCTAAATCAGGTAATGAATCAGTTGGAATTGTTAAAGGTGCTAAATGGCAAACTGAAAGAATGTATAGTGAGGAAGAAGTAATAGAATTATTAACAGCAAGATGTAAACATTTTGGTACTACTATGACACCTTTTAGGGAATTACTTCTTAAACAAGATTTAGAATGGTTTGAAGAAAATAAAAAAAATAGTATGGGAAAAGTAACAATAGAATTTGATACCGTAGAAGAAGCACAAGATATAAGAGATGCTTTGGATGGGTACAAGTGGAAATTAGCTGTATGGGATTTAGACCAAAAATTAAGAGAGACCACTAAGTATGGAGCTAGTTTAATTGGTACAAAACCAGGTGCTAGTGCAGAAGAACAAGATGTTGCAGAAAAAGTAAGAGATTTGATAAGAGAATATTTATCAGATTATAACCTTGAAATTGAATAATATGAGTACAACCTTTGGAATACCAAAAAAACCTATCAATATAGAGTTAGGTGATGAAGATGGAGTATATGAACATATTAATACAGAAATATTTAAAAAAGTATGGTTCAGAACTATGAAAAATAGTAGGTGGCTAAGTGATTCAGCTAAATTATTACCTGATGATACTAGAGTGTATGCTTTAGATAATAGTCAACAAGGTATTTTTACAATTGGAGATATTAAAAAATCAATGGAAGAAGACTTATGGAACAAACAGCAGTAGAATGGTTATGGCAAATGTTAATTGAAGGCAATTATATCAATGACATTGAGGAGTTGAAAGAAAGAGCCAAAGAAATGGAGAAACAAGAACAAAAGTCAAACTGGATGAGTGGATATTTAACTTGTGCTATGAAAGACCATAACTTACCTTATGGGAAAGAATATTTGAATCTTTTAGCAAATAAAGAAATTGAAACAGAACAATACTACAACGAAACCTTTAAATCAGAATAGGATGTATGCTACTTAGAGACACAGAACTAATAGGTAAGAAGCTTGTAAAGCATGGGTTTTATAGATCTAGTACTGATCATCAACATTATAGAATTCATACATCTGGAGGAGCTATATCAATACAGTTTAGACTATCAGGAAATGTTTGGTATGCATTAATAGTTCATGATATAGATTCACACACCATAGTTAAATGTGATGGTTATGAAACTGTATTTACTCCAGAATGGGTAATAGAAGAACATGAGAAATTACAAGCAATGTTTAAATTTTTAAGATCATGACAAAGAAAGAGAAAAAATGACTAATTATAATGAAGTTAAAGGAGATCTTATTGATCTTGCTAAACAAGGAAATTTTGATGTAATTGCACATGGTTGCAATTGCTTTTGTACTATGGGTGCTGGTATAGCACCTCAAATGGCTGATGCTTTTGGTTGTGATGATTTTCCACTTGAAGATATAAAATATAGTGGTGTGCACAGTAAACTTGGTAAGATTGACTATAAAACACTAGATGTTAATGGAAAAGAACTTACTGTAGTTAATGCATATACTCAATATGGACTTGGAGGAAAACCATTTGATTATGAGGCTTTTGAAAAAATTGTTTCAGAAATGAACACGCTCTTTAAAGGTAAGCATATTGGCCTGCCTAAAATTGGTGCTGGTCTTGCTGGTGGAGATTGGTTAGTTATTAAACAGATGATAATTGATGGTTTCAAAGACTGTGAAGTTACAGTTATTCAATATTCAAAAAGATCATGATAAAAGTATTTAAAGATCAAAAAATCAAAACTTTAATAGAACAAATATGCCATGAGCACCATGGTGTATGTAAAGTAGAAGATAGTAATATGGGATACCTATGGTATATGTATACCCATGGTAACAAAAAAGGAGACTTCAGACCATTTATCTTTCTATCTGAGTTAAACTTATTAGTAAAGACAAAATATATTACAGAAGATGAGAAGCAGAACATGCTAGGTATGTTACTTAGTGATGATGATGATAATGCTCATCTTACTGGATATTCTATACTTACTTTAAGAACTAAGAGGATAGAAGAAATGGGATTATGGACCCTTGATGATATAAATTATAAGGATATAAATTATACAAGAGATATAATTAGTCCTGAAACATTTTTAAGTAATAAGTTATGACATGTGTTAAATGTGGAGCTCCGGCTACCAAGAGGTATAGTCCTGATTTAGATATTAAAGGAATTGGAATGTGTGATGAACATGAGGAAGAAATAAAGCTTAACTTATTAATTACACAGTTTGATCCTAAAGGTTGGGAAAAGTTTGAAAAAAAGTATTTACCTAAAAAAAGAAATAATGATAATTAGCGTAATAATATTTCTTATCATTATAGTATTAATAATTTATTCTTTAAGTGATGAAGAACATACTAACTGGGATGATTGATTGCATATGTGTAGCCATCATCATTGTATTTTATAAAAATTTAGATTAAAATGAGTGAACAAGAATTAATAGAACTTGGGTTTGAGAAAGTAGATGTACTTAATTCTGATAGCCAAAACGGATATGATTATTACTATTACCATAAAGAATTATGTTTAGGTTTACTTTTACATAGTACAGATAATATTGATGTTATAGACAATAACTGGTCATTAAAATCATTTGATATACCAGCATTAAATATTAAAGAAAGAGAACATTATGTTCAGTTTCTAGAAATTATGAATAATATAACTTGTTGAGCATGTTAAGTGGAAAATTTATCAAAAGAAATGGAAAACTAACATATGCTACTCCTCAAGACAAATTAGCATATGAAATCTTTGTAGATAAACTACAAGAAGGTGATAAGGTAGATATGTTTGTTGAATTACATGGTCCTGATCACAGTAAAGCACAACTTGCAAAAGTACATGCTTGTATTAGAGAATTAGCAAAAGAATCCGGTTATACATTTGAAGAAATGAAACTGGTAATAAAAGAACAAGCCGGGCTAGCCGGCAAGTCTTTTGGAGAGTGTAGTAAAGATGATCTTATGTTAGCTATTGAAGCTTGTTTACAAATAGGAAGAGAAAATTATAATATTAATCTTTAGCATCAAGGTTATCTAATGCTTTATTAATATTTGCTGTATCAATTTCTTTTTCTTCAATAAAATTATTTATAGAAGCCTGTCTTTCAATTTCAGCAAGTAAAATTGTAACTGTATAAAATGATTGTTCTAATGCAGTCATTTCTTCATACTTTTTACTTAATATGTTTTTTAAACTTTCTTCAGATACACCTTTTTCATTAATTATTATAAAAAGATTATGAAGCAGAGCTTTACACATAGCATAATAGTGCTTATTAACGGGAATTTGAATGATCACATCATCTTTAATTTCTTTGACTTTTATTGTACTCATAATATTAATTTTTATCAAAAATAAGAAAAAAATGGATTTAAAAGAAATTAAACAAAAAATGTTTGCTAAACTTGAGCATAATGGTTGGGATAGGGTTTTTAAATCTTTTATATTTAGCAGTGAGTTTGATGATATTATCACTAAACTATACACACTAAGTAAAGAAGACAAGAGATTTACTCCTCCATTAAAACAAGTATTTAGAGCCTTTGAAGAATGTCCTTATAACAACTTACAAGTTGTAATAGTTGGTCAAGATCCTTATCCTCAATTAGGAGTTGCAGATGGTATTGCATTTAGCTGTAGTAATACAGATAAATTACAACCAAGTCTTAAGTTTATTCTACAGGAAGTTGATAGAACTGTATATGGCAATCACGTTATAAGTGAAGATTTAGATCTTAAAAGATGGTCTAATCAAGGTATACTAATGCTTAATACAGCTCTTACAGTTGAAGTTGGTAAGATTGGTAGCCATTATGATATATGGAAACCCTTTACTGCTTATTTATTAGATTGGTTAAATAATTATAATCCCGGATTAATTTATGTTTACATGGGGAAAAAAGCTGAAGAATGGTCTGAACTTACTACAAATACAGAGTATAAGTTTAGTGTTAAACATCCTGCCTCAGCTGCTTATAACGGTTCTAAATGGGACAGTAATGATATTTTTATTAAGGTATCTAAATTAGTAAAGAATACAAGTAATAATGTAATAGTATGGTAAGATGACAGAAATATTTAGTAAGTGTATGAAAGAGAGTCTATCTCCTAATACTTTTTATGTACTATACTGTATTAAAGAAAAAATAGTTGTAGGAAATTTTGTTAACAAAGCAATAGAGTGCAAAAAGCTGCAAAGTGAGGGCTGGCTTGATGAAAAGTTGCAGTTAACATCCAAAAGTATTATCTTTATAACTGAAATAGATGGTTATTTTAGAAAATCTAAAAAGAAAACTGCAACAGATTTACTGGGTGTTAATTTTCTTGAAAACATTAAGAAATACAATGAAATATTTCCTAATAAAAAATTGTCTAGTGGTAAATATGCAAGAGTAAATCCAAAAACTCTTGAGAATTCATTTAGATGGTTTTTTGAAACTTATGATTTTTCCTGGGACACTATTTTAAAAGCTACACATAAATATGTTACTGAATACAGTGTTCAAAGATATGACTACATGAGAACTTCTCAATATTTTGTAAGAAAACAGAATAGTGATAAAACATGGGATTCAGATTTAGCAACTTATTGTGAGCTTATTATTAGTGGTATAGATGAAGTAAACAATTATTTTAAAGATAGAGTAGACTAATGAAAGACAAATTAGGTTTAATTGCATTAGCAGTTGTAGGAACTGTATTAGGTTGGTTGGCCACAGACACATTCATAATTACAATAGGGTTTTGTCAATTTCTTTTTATAGAGTTGATAATTACTTTATTTCATGAAATGTATAACCTAGCAAAAGTAGAAATAATTAAAAAATCATAAAATGGCAAATTTATTTAATGGAGCAGCACCTCTGGTTCCAGTCAGTGAGAGAGAAGCTCTCAAAAAAGCAATCTACAAGATAGATGCTAGAAGAAAAGGACTATTGAAATCATTAAAAAGTGCTTGGCCTAAATTTAATGATGCATTTTGTGATGGGTTAGAATGGAGAACTATCACTGTAGTAGGTGCTAGACCGGGAACTGGTAAAACTTTATTTATGGAACAATTGATTGATGATATCATCAAGCTTAATAAAGACCATGAATTTACAGTGCTAAAGTTTCAGTTTGAAATGCTTGATGAAACCAATGGTATCAGAAAGCTGAGTTTGAATACAGGGTATGATTATAATTCTTTAATGAGTAAGGCAGAACCTTTAGATGAAGCAGTATTTGATAAGTGTGTTGAACTTTATAAAAACTCTAAAGACAGAGATATTGTTGAAGTTATTTATGACCCATGTACAGTTGATGTAATGTGTGCTACTATCCATAATGAAATGGAAAAGAGGGCAGTAATGTTACAAGATAAAAATGGTAAAATGGTTAAAAAATACAAGAACATGCTTGTTACTATTGACCACTCCGCACTATTCAAAGTAGCTAAAGGACAAGAAAAAGATAAGTTTGAGATGCTATATGCTCTTGGAGAAGCCCTTACTTATATGAAAAAACATTATCCTATAGCCTTTGTAGTGTTAAGTCAACTCAATAGAAACATAGATTCCCCTGACAGACAAAGAGATGGAGAATATGGAAACTATGTATTAGATTCTGATTTATTTGGGGCAGATGCTTTATTGCAACATGCTGATGTAGTATTAGGTATCAATAAACCTTCTATTAGAAAAATTAGGCATTATGGACCAGACAAGTATATCATTGATGATGATGATCTTCTTGTTTTTCACTTTTTGAAATCCAGAAATGGCCTTACAAAGATGAGCTTTTTTAAGCTAGATAGAACTAACATGAGGATAATTGAAGTTAATCCTCCAGCACAAGCAGTAAATTCATTAAGTACAAAAAAGTAAAAATTTAAATTATGGATAGAAAACAAAAAGAAAGAGAGTATTTTGCACACCATGCAGAAACTTTTAAAAAGTTAAAGTTGGCAAGTCCAAGCTTTACATTGAAAATGGCATTTTATGAGAAAGGCCGTTTTGGAAGAAACATTCAACTTTATGAAAGTGAGCTTAAGAAAGGTGAAGACCTTTATATGGAGTTTATTGATGTAATTAGAGATGATGCAGGAGCAGAGAAGGATTATAGTCCAATGCTAGAGGATAGACCTTTGTTTAAATTCAAAGCAAATCCATTCTATGCGGAAGAGTATGAATTAAGAGAAAGACCTGGTTATTCTGTTTATATTATTTCATCTAGTGAATTAATAATGATTCAACCAGATGGTAGTGAAATTTCTTATTCTCTTTATGAGAAGAGAAAAGAAGAAGCTAAAAAAGCTCAGGATGGTTTACCAAAACTTCAAAAGTCTTTAGCTCCTTTTCCTGATTTTGAAGAAGAGTTTCCTAAGAAAGAAACTACATTAGATTTAGCAGGATCTGATTTTGACATTGACAAAGTTGTAGCAGAAAGTACTACAACAACATTAGCAAATATTTCTCTTAAAGATTTTGCTGCTATTATGCTTGTAACACCTGTCAGTGATAAAACATGGTTAAATGATTTAATTAGAAAATCAAAAAGTGAAATATGAGTATAGTACTTCCAACAAATAAAGTAAAAGCAACTCAAGTTAATCCAAAAAGATTACTTGTTTATTCTAAACCTAAAACTGGTAAAACAACTGCTTATGCTGGACTAGAAAATAATTTAATTATTGATCTAGAAAATGGTTCTGATTATGTAGAAGCTCTTAAAATTAAAGCTAATACTTTTAAAGAATTAATTGATACCGGTAATTCAATTATTGAAGCAGGTAAGCCCTATAAGTATATTACTATAGATACTGTAACTGCTTTAGAAACTATGATAATGCCTTTAGCTGTAAAACTTTATAGAAAAACTTCTATGGGTAAAAACTTTGATGGTGATACTGTAGTTACTTTACCAAATGGTGCAGGATATTTATATATTAGAGAAGCATTCTTTCAAGTTTTAGATTTTATTGATACCTTAGCTCCCCACATTATTTTATCTGGTCACATTAAGGACAAGGTAGTTGATGATAAGGGTGAGATGGTTATGTCTGCTAATATAGATTTAACTGGTAAAATCAAATCTTTGATTTGTGCTAATGCAGATGCTATTGGTTACATGTATAGAAAAGGAAATAAAACTATTTTAAGTTTTAAGACTAGTGAAGAAGTAACTTGCGGTGCAAGACCTGAACACTTAAGAAATGAAGAAATAGTAGTTTCTGAAATGAATGACAAAGGTGAACTTGAGTTTCACTGGGATAAGATTTATGTATAACAATTTAAAAACAAAAAAATGAAACAAGAAGAAAAGAAACCAGATGGTGTTGATTCAACATTACAAGTAATTTCAGTTATAATATCCGTTATAGTAATAGGATATTTGGTATCAATACTAATGTAATAATAAATAAAAAAAGTAAATTATGGCTTTAAGTACAACAGATTTGGGCTCAGGTGGTGGCTCATCATTAGCAAAAACAATTGCTCCAGGTAATCATGTTTTAAAAATTAACAGTATTGATCTAGAAGATTTTAGATTCATTGATGGAGCTAAACATTTAATTCTACATGTAGAAACCGCACCTATTGAAGGTTTTGAAGGTTTTATGCTTGACAAGGATGATGAAAGCAAAGGCCGTTTTGAAGGTCAAATTGGTAGAGTGAAAGCAAGTCAATATGCTTATGCAGATGGAGAAACAAAATCCGGCATTAAAATTCAAAGAGACAGATCAGTTTTAATCTTTTTACAGAGTTTATCTAAAACTCTAGGGATTAATGATTGGTTTGTTGGACAAGATGGTAAACATGATACTATTGAAACTTTTGTTGATGCATTTAATGCTACAGCACCAATTAAAGATCTATATCTTGAGTTTTGTGTTGCGGGTAAAGAATATCTAAACAAAAGTGGTTATACAACTTATGATATGTGGCTTCCAAAGGCAGAAAATAGAAAATATGCTTATGGTGAAATTGAAGGAGGAAAAATAATTCCTTATGATGAAAGCAAACATCTTAAAAAGTTGGAAGTAAGAGATGTAAATAATTTTGGTGGAGATGATGATTTCACAACACCAACTGCTACTTCTTCTGATTTCAGTCTAGATTAATTATTAATAATTAATAGGGGGAAATCAGTTTCCCCCTTTTTTATTTTATTCTTATGATTTCTACTAAAAATCTAATTGCAAAATTAGAAGACATACCTAAAGAGTGGGTCTTTGAATTTTATTTACAGATAGCAGAAAAACTATCTGGTCAAAGTGTAAAAATTAAATCTATTTTCAATAGTAGAGAAAAGACAGCATCCATGTATATTTATATGGATAACAATAATACCTATAAGTTTAAAGACTTTTCTACAGGTAATGGTGGTGATGCATTAAATCTTGTGCAAACACTATTTAATTTACCAAGTAGAGCTAGAGCTTCATTTAAAATTATTGATGACTACTGTGAGTATATTAAAACTCATGAACCGGCACCAGTGATTGAATTAAAAGCTCATAGTAAGTTTAGTGTATCTGATTATGAAATAAGACACTGGAATAACCTAGATCAAAACTATTGGACAGCTTTTGGAATTGGATCAAAAATGTTAGAGCACTATAATGTAGCTCCTTTAGGATTTTATACAATGACCAAAGAAGATAACTTAGGTATTACTACAAAGATGAATATTAGTGCAAACTATATTTATGGTTACTTTAAAAAGGATGGAACTTTGTATAAGATTTATCAACCTAAAGTAAAGGATAGTAAATTCATAAAAGTCCGGGATTATATCCAAGGTAGTGAACAACTCAGAGGTGATAAAAAGTTTCTTGTTATTACATCTTCTTTGAAAGATTTGATGGCATTTAATAAATTAAAACTTACAGATGCCGAGTCTATTTCTCCAGACAGTGAGAATTCAATGATTCCTACAAATTACATGGTTAATGTAATTAAGCACTATAAAAGTGTTTTTGTGTTATTTGATAATGATGAGGCAGGACAGAAAGCTGCTCAAAAATATCAGAAAATGTTTGGAGTAATTACAATTAATCTTCCTATGGAGAAAGATATATCTGATTCAGTAAAAGTTCATGGTATTGATGCTGTAAGAAGTGTATTGATTCCACTATTAAAACAAGCATTATGAGTTGGTTATATGAAGGAAGACCTTTTAATGATAGCATGATTCCAGAAGGAGCTATAGGCTTTGTGTATGAGATGGAAGTTATTATTGATGGAAAGTCTGTAAGATATGTGGGCAAGAAGAACTTTTACTCAGTAACTAAAAAGAAGTTTGGTAAAAAAGCTTTAGAAAACATAACTGATAAAAGAACTAAAAAGTACAGCACCGTGACAAAACCTAGTTATGAAAATTACTATAGCAGTAATATAACTCTTAAAGAAGCTCATAAAGCTGGTTTAAAGATTAAAAGATTTATGGTTAAAATATGTTTTTCCAAAATGGAACTTACATATTATGAAACTAAGTATCAATTCACAAGAGAAGTTCTTGAGAAAGAAGAATTCTTAAATGGAAACATACTTGGAAGATTCTTTAAAATAAAATAATATGAGTAATGACAGACACATCTGGGAAGGTTGGACTGTAAATGATTTTATCAAAGAGTTGGAAATAACATTTCCGTACCAAAAGTTTAATACAAAGGATGAAGTGAAACAATGGTGTAAGTCTGAACAGCCTTACTACAAGAAACACATTCCTGAAGTAGCAAAATATTTTATTCAAAAAGCAAAAGTATGACAGAAAATGAAATGACAGGCCTTCTATTTAAGTTGGCTGACCTTGGTATTACAGGTATTAAAGTAAAATATGATGGTGGAGGAGACTCCGGTGCCATAGAATGGATTGGATATACAACAGAAAAGTGTGATACTCCAGGAGATGTAAATGATAATATAGATGATTGGGAAAATGATTCAAATTTAGCAGAGTTGGATTCAAGTGCTTATTCTTTAATTGAAGAATTTGCACAAGAAACTATTCTTAATGATATAGAAGACTGGTGGAATAATGAAGGTGGCTTTGGAGATTTATGTATATGTATTCCTTCAGGAAAATATTTTGTTAATAATCATGTAAGAGTTACTGAGACAGAAGATTATTTTCATGATGGTAGTTTACTAGAAAAAGCAGAAAATGACTGAAGAAAAAAAAGCTGATGAACTGTATAATTATGCACGTGTTCTACATGGAACTGAAAAAGCTAAAGAAGAAGCTTTAAATACAGCTAAAGCAACACATGCCTTAGCACCATTTAGAGATGGAAGAATGAAAGCTAAAAGTTACTGGGAAAGAGTTATTGAATATTTAAAAAAGAAATAATGGAAGATTTTCAAGATTGGTTAGAGGACTTAGAGACTCAAACATTAACAGATGAATTAAAAAGAGAAATACTTGAAAAAGTAGAAATTTTATATGAAGATTCTTATGGTTTAGGTTATGCTGAAGCAAAACATGAGATTATTGATCATATAACATACAAAATGTAATGGCACATCCTTATCAACATTCAAAATCATCAGCTAAAAAGTTTGGAGGAATACCTGAAAATTATCATCATATTCATGAGTGGTTTGATGCTACAAAATCATGGATAGGTCATAGCATGCATAGAATGTTCCGTCACCATAGTGAAGGTATCTTTGAATGTGAAAAAGTTTTTGGTGTATCTTTTCTTAACTCTGCTGGTAAAACTGTATACACTAGATATGTTGCTGAACAGCATATCAAAGAAGACTGCAACAATTACATTCCAACAGCAAAGGAATGGGTGGATATGATTGCAAGTGGTAAGCCTGAGAAATGGGCAATTAAAACTTTAAAAATTGAAGACTGATGGAAAAAGAATTTATACCTTATACAGAAGCATTAGCTTTAAAAGAACTTGGATTTGATGAATCTTGTTTTGCTGGTTATAATACAAATCCAGTAAATGATGATGATTTAAGGACATTAATATATCCAACTATTAAATTAAATTTTGAAGGTGAAGATATAATCTTTAATGATACTGAGTCAGATCAACCTAACTGCTGGACAATTGAAGATGATGTTATTTTAGCAGCAACATTCTCACAAGCATTTAGATGGTTTAGAGAGAAGTATGGGTTACATAATTATGTCTATAAAAATGTAGCAGGTGCTGATTTTTGGGGCTATTATACTTGGAAAACAGGTGGAACAAGTCCTTATAATTCTTACGAAGAAGCAGAACTTGCTTGTCTAGAAAAGTTAATTAAAATAGTTGAATCTAAAACAGAAAAGTAATGGATAGAGTAGAACAAATTAAAGAAAAAGTAGAAGCTTTAGTTAATGAAGCTATAGAGCTGTTAGAGGCTAATTATGATATGGATAATGCTAGGTTAAATAATCCTGCATACATGACTATGATAGATTTAAACAATTCCTTAATGGAATTAGATTGTTTAGATGATGAATACTTAAAAACTGAAGTATAATGGCAAAAATGATTTTTGACAAAGAAGAAACAAGAAATCTAATTATGATGTTGAAATCTGAAGATGCAGATAATCACATCATAGCATTTGAGACTTTAAAGAATGTTGATTTTAAAAAGTATGTAGGAGAACTATTAGTTCTCTATAAGTTTGGTGGACACACTATGGAAAACTGGATGTTAAATTGTAAGAAGATAGCAACTAAGTTGTTAGATATTACAGACAAAACTCCTCTTACAAGTCCTAAAACTCTGTGTTGGATTACACAAAACAAAGGTTCTAAAGCTTCGGTTGAGCTATTTATGGAATTCTTTATTAGGGATATGTCAAGGATGTTAGAATCTATTGGCTATCCTACAGACAAATTTGAAATACAAATTAAATTAAAAGATTGATGGACAAACAAGAAAGTCTTAGCAAAATTGCAAAAGAGCTTATGTTGAAAGAGCCCTATTATGGATTCTTTCTTCTTATGCTAAACAAAGTTTGGGACGGTAAACGTGTTCCTACTGCAGGAGTAAGTAAGAATGGTATTAATTACCAACTTGCAATTAATCCTACATTTTGGGAAAGTTTATCTGAATTAAACAAACTTGGTTTGTTAAAGCATGAATTATTACACATTGCTTTTGGTCACTTAACCACATTTTTTAAGTTTTCTGATAGAAAACTTGCTAATGTTGCAATGGATATGGAAATTAATCAGTATATTGATAATTCTTGGCTTCCAGGTGGAGATTATACTAAAGAAGAGTTTGATACTCTTAAAGCAAGTATAGTATCTGAATTAAAGAGTGCTAAGGAAAATAATGCTACTCAGGAAGAATTGCAAGTTATTGCAAGTAAACTTCCGTCTAGAGGTATCATGATTGAAGATTATGATGAGATGAATCTTGATACTAGAGCTGGTTGTAGATATTACTATGATAAGCTTAGAGAAGCAAAACAGGAAAAACAGGAGAATGGAACTTGTGGATGTGATGCAATGGATGAATTACTAGATAATATAGAATCTGGTAATATTCCTGATCACGGTACATGGGATGAGTTTGAAGATCTTACTGAAGCAGAGCAAAAGTTAATTGATAGACAATTACAAAAAGTACTTTCAGATGCTAAAGAGCAAACTGTTAAGAAAAGAGGCACTGTTCCTGGAGAAATTGATGGAGTTATTATTATTGAAGAAATTGTTAAACCTAAATTTGATTGGAGAGGATACATTAGAAGATTTACTGGTATAAGTACTAAAGTATTCACTAAGAAAATTAGAAGGAAGGAAAACAAGAGATTTGATGCTAATCCTGGTCTTAAAGTAAAGATGAGACAACACATGTTGTTGGCTATTGATACTTCTGGATCTGTAAGTGATAACGAACTTAGAGAATTTATGGGAGAGATGCATCATATTTTTAAATGTGGTGTTGATATTACCGTTATACAATGTGATACAAGTATCAGATCAATTGAACCTTATAAAGGTAAATTTGAAATGGCAATACAAGGTAGAGGTGGGACTGAATTTGATCCCGTCCTAGAGTATTTTAATGTAAACCTAAATAAATATACAAGCCTGGTGTATTTTACAGATGGTGAATGTAGAGCAGATGTAAAACCTAGAGGAAATGTTCTATGGGTTTTGTCAGAACAATCTTATATGAATGAAAGTTTACCAGGAAAAGTGATTAAATTAGAACTATAAAAAAGAAAAATTATGAGTCAAGTACAATTAAATGTTGAAGAGTTAAAGAATTTTATTAAGCATATGGTTGGTAATAACCAACACATTCAAAAGGACGGTAAAGTTCCTGTAGCAATTAATATAGAAGGTGATGCTGGTCTTGGTAAGACTTCAGCATTAATGCAATTAGGTAAAGAGATGGCTATGGAAGTTGTAAAACTTAATTTATCTCAGTTAGAAGAATTAGGTGACTTGGTTGGTTTTCCTGTTAAAGAATTTCAGATCCAGAATGCAGAGGGTAAATCTACTTGGATTAATGAATCTCAGATACCTGCAGCAAGTGCAAAAGGTTATAAAGTTGTTGGAAAAAGAATGTCACATGCTGCTCCTGAATGGATTCAGGGTAAAGGAGAAGGTGGTTTCTTAATCTTAGATGACTATACTAGAGCTGATCAAAGATTCATGCAAGCTACGATGGAGATCTTGGATAGACAAGAATATGTTTCTTGGAAATTACCAAAGAACTGGCATGTTATCTTGACTACTAATCCGGACAATGGTGATTACAATGTAACTTCTTTAGATGTTGCTCAGAAGACTAGATTTATCTCTGTAGAGTTAAAGTATGATTCTGATGTATGGGCTAAGTGGGCAGAGAAATCAGGAATAGATGGCAGATGTATTAACTTTATGTTGATGCACCCGGAATTGGTAACTCAAAGAATTAATCCTAGAGCTATTACTACATTTTTTAATGCTATTAGTTCTATTCCTAAATTTGAAGATAACTTACCTATGATACAAATGATTGGTGAGGGTTCAGTAGGTCCTGATTTTAGTTCAATGTTTACTATGTTTATTAATAACAAACTTGACAGAATTATTAGTCCTGCGGACATCCTAACTAAAGATGAGCAGTATGTCATGAACTCTCTTACTAATGCAGTAGGAAAAGATAACGAGTTCCGTGCAGATATTTCAAGTATTATTGCAACAAGAATAATAAATTATTCTCTTACTGTTGCTGATAAAGGTTCTGTAGGTAAACCAATGATTGATAGAATTGCCAAGCTTACTACAGACTGTGATGCATTTACCAATGACTTAAGATATTATATGGTCAAAGAGATTGTTAATGGAAACAAAGTTAAATTCTCACAACTAATGATGAATCAAGAGGTGGTGAAGATGGCTGTCAAGTAAATGAAACATAAAGGGTTTTCCCCTTTTATTTTTACACTATTTTAATTAAAAACAAACATAAAGGGAGGTAAAACTCCCTTTTTTAAACTTTAAAAAATGAAAACATACTTGTTTATTCATGATGTGGATGTAAATGAAAATGAGCTAATAATGAAGGTTGAACCTTTATTTTGTGCTGATGAAAGAGAGAGTTTTTTACCAGTTAATGATAAAGATTATACTCCTACAAAAGGAGATAAGCTTTATTTTCTTCCTGGTGTAAATATCCCAAGAGTAAAATTGAAAGATTTAACTTTACAACACGGTATTAAAACTGTTAGAGATATTAATGAAGCTACTCATGTATTTTGTGGTAAGAATACTAAAGACAAGTTAGTAAATAATCATTGGTATTATGATTTAGATACTCAGGTTTTAAGAGATATAGTTGATAATTCCGAGGGTATAATGGATGATCATTATAGAGAAAACTTAAGACAAGCTTTAGAGTTTTACACAGAACCTATTGTAGTTGTTGAGTATAGTTCTGCATCTACATTGAGAAATAGTACTTTAGATATACTTGATAAAATTGCAGGAGATATACTAAGATCATCTAATGTTTATTATACTGTTGATGAAGAGCATAAAGATCTATTTCCAGGACTTATGTCACTTGATCTTTTTAATGAGAGTAAGTTACTTAAACATATCAATGGAGATGATGCAGCTACTATAGATAATACTATGTTCTTACAGATCAGTGACATGTTTAATAGCTCAGATCAGGATAATCATATTCTTGCAATGGAAATTATGGCTAATTGTAATTATATAGATAGTTTGCTTTATATTGAAATGCTATTTGAGAAATATTCTGGTCACATGAGTAACTGCCGTACTAGAAACCATGTGAATTTTAAATCTTTAATTAGTTTTCTAAATAAAGATAAGAGTTATATGGGCACTAATATTGATGATATAGTGGAATCTCTTATTGCAAAAGATGTTTTTGATCTAGAAAAAGTAGATGCTATCATGAAGCATTATGGTCAAGAAATTGCTGATCAAGGAGGCACTAAATACTTTGAAGTAAAAAGTGTAACTCTTAATGAAGAAGCAGCAAAACTTCTTAATACTAACTATGTTCATGAAACCTTTCCAGATTTTATTCCTGAAGCTGTTATTGAAGCTGAAGTACCAGAAAACCTTGATGATTTAGAGGTCCTTATTTCTAGCACGTCAGGGGTTGCGGGGGTTGCTAATGACATTGAAATAACTGATGAAGACATAGAAGATTCATTTACTAGAATAGAGAGAAATGAACTCAAGTCAGAGTTAATAGCATTAGAAGCATCAAATCCGGTTTCCGAATCTGAGTTAAATAAAGAATTAGAAGAATCAAATAACCATCAAATAACACAAACAAATGATACAGACAATTTTGAATGGTTCTGATGAACTAGAAAAGTTCTATAAGAACAAATTTTATTTCAGTTATAGTGGATTAAATAAATTACTTTATTCACCTGGACTATTCTACAATCATTATGTGCTCAACCAAAGAGAAGATAGTAAGGATGCTCACCTCGTAGGAGGGAGTGTCCTGCATTGTCTCTTGTTTGAACCAGATAACTATGATAAAAAGTTTATAAGTTTACCCGGTAAACTTCCTACAGACAGTCAAAGAAAAATTATTGATACTATTTTCCGTATACATTGTAGTATTGGAAATAATTCATTACTTTTGGAGGATTACTCAACAGATATACTCACACAACTACTTACAACAAATCTTTATCAGAATCTTAAAACAGATGCTCAAAGATTAGACAAGATTCTCACTGAAGAGAACAAAGAGTATTTTGAATTCCTTAAAAATAGTTTAGACAGATCAGTAGTAGATGAACCTACTTTGAGCGGCTGCAAAGCACAGGTTGAAATACTGAAAAGTAATAAAGATATAAGAGCTTTATTACAGCTAGACAAAACTGAGGAAGATGATCACATTGATGTTTTTAATGAGTTGTACATTAAAATAGATCATGATAAATTACCTTTTGGACTTCACGGGTTTCTTGACAATGTTGTTGTTGACAAAGAATCTAAAACAATCTTTGTTAATGATTTAAAAACAACTGGTAAATCAATTCAGGATTTTCCTGAAGCTGTTGAATACTACAAGTATTGGATACAAGCTGTTATCTATCTTGTACTAGCTGCAGAAAAGTTTTTGAATGATGTACCAGACAAGCATCAATGGAATATTCAAGTAACTTTCATTGTAATTGACAAATACAATTTAGTTTACCCATTCCAGGTGTCAAGTGAATCTATGTCACTATGGAAAAAAGATTTTAGAAAAATTCTTGATATTGCTCAATGGCATTATGAGAATAAAAAATATGATCTACCATATGACTTAGCAGTTGGTAATGTAAAATTGTAAAATTATGGTAATTGATGCGCTTTATAGGAAATATTTCCAAAAGTCCAAGATATTTATTTATCCGCTCTTGGGCATAAAAAGGGGTACAAGTGTTGTTCCAAAAGAAACTTATGTTTGTTGGAATAAAACTGTACACTCTGAGGATATGAAACTAGTATGTGTTTATCATTGCAGGACAGATCAAGAATATCTACAGTTTGAGAAAAACATAATTCTTAAACATAATAGATTGATTGATCTTGTTAAAGTAGATGATGAAACTCTAGTTGTAACATTTAATTTTTCTGATTTAAGTACTGATTGGGTACACTTTATGAATGGAAAATATAGTCAAATGGAACTAAATACAAAGCGCAAGATTTTAGATTTCTTTGATAAAAAAAGTGGCAACTATGCCTATGTAGAGAGTTATTTGTTTCCTGAAAAACATTATGAAACATATGCAAAAATTCTTGGAGTAGACATAGCAATGCTCAAGTCTGTTGGTGAACTCTGTGATAAACCTAATTTAGAAAAAGAAAATTTACTAATAGAGGTAGCAGATTTAGAAAACATAAAAATAATTTAATAACTTTGTTAAAAACCAACAATTATGAGTGAAAAATCAATGATGCTTGTTCAAGCCACATGGCAAGAAAAGCAAACCTTTAGAATGATTCCAATTACAGAATCATGTCCCTATGTAGAATGTATAATGGACCCAGAAACCAAAGTGTTGGTGGTTATTTCCAAAATCACGAAAACTTCTTTACATATGTTACCTAAACTTGATGATTATGGTCAACCAGTAACTGGAACCAAAGGCCTGAAGCAAGAAAGACATAAAATTGAAGTATTTCAAGAATTCTATGTAGAGGATCATACTGCAATTGAAGAGTTGATTAAACTAATGAGTATTAATTCTAAATTTGATTATAAGAAGTTTATGATAGCTTCTCCAGAAGAAGCGTAATATTGTTGTGCCCGCCATGGATAATGGATGACATGATTTAGAAGGGGAAAGGAAGGTGAAGTATAGTAACCTTCCTTTTTTTTATAAACTTAAAAGGGGGAACAGCTGAACTGAACATATAGCCTATGAGAACACATTGGGTAATGGATTATGAAACTTTATCAAACTGTTTTATAGCAGTTTTTGAAGATGTAAAATCTGAACATCAAGAAGTTTTTGTCTGTCATGAATCTAAAAATGACATAGAAGACTTAGTTAACTTTCTAAAGAAGAACCGTGATGCAAATGAGTGGCACATTAGTTTTAATGGTCTAAGCTTTGACAGTCAAATTACTGAGCATATTATAAGAAATCATGAGCATTTGTTAATTCAGAATGGTGAAACTATAGCTGAATTTTTATATGGAAAAGCTCAAGATATTATTAATGGTCAAAATAGAAATGAATTTTCTGAATTTTCTCCTAAGCAATTAAGTATTAGACAGATAGATGTATTTAAATTAAATCACTGGGATAACCCAGCTAAAAGATCTAGTCTTAAGTGGATACAATTTAGTATGGATTGGAGGAATATCATTGATATGCCTATACACCATTCTACAAATATTGCAAAAGAGCAGATTCCAGAAATTATAAAATATTGTATTAATGATGTTAAGTCTACTAAACAAATTATGTATCTGAGTAAAAGTCAGATTGATTTAAGAAAAACTTTAACAGAAGAATATGATATTGATTTATTCTCAGCATCTGAGCCTAGAATTTCTAAAGAGTTATTCTTACACTTTTTAAGTAAGCAAACTGGAATTAAGAAATGGGAACTCAGACAAATGAGAACTAAAAGAAATCAAATAAATGTATCAGAGATAATTCTTCCTTATATCAAGTTTGAAACTGCTACTTTTCAAAGACTTTTAAATAAGTTCAATGAAGTAGTTATATATCCTGGGGAAACCAAAGGAGGTTTTAAATATTCTGTACAATATAAAGGTATCAAAACTGATTATGGATTAGGTGGTATTCATGGTGCTAAAGAAAGTGGTGTTTATACATCTAACGAGGATATGGTAATAATGACATCAGATGTTGTTAGTTATTATCCTAATCTTGCTATTAGAAATGGTTGGTCTCCAGCTCATTTACCTAAAAAAGATTTTTGCAATCTGTATGAATGGTTCTTTGAAGAAAGAAAGAAGATACCTAAGAAAGATCCAAAGAATTATGTATATAAGATCATTTTAAATTCAACATTTGGTTTGAGTATAGATGAAAATAGTTTTTTGTATGATCCTCAGTTTGGTATGCAGATTACAATCAATGGTCAGCTTAGCCTTAGTATATTGTATGAGATGATTTGTGAAAAGATTCCCGGAGCAATTCCACTAATGCAAAATACAGATGGTCTTGAAACACTTATTCCTAGGAAGTATGTAGATCAGTATATGGAAATATGTGCTGAATGGGAAAAGCTTACAAGCTTGCAACTGGAACACGGAACCTACCAAAAGATTATTATTGGTGACGTTAATAACTACATAGCAGTTTCTGAATATGCTGATGTAAATAAAGATGTGTATGAAAAATTAAAGAAAGAATATCCACATGATCTTTTTAAAGAAGAAAATGGTAAGTTCTATTATGCCAATACAAAGTGTAAAGGCAGGTTTGAATTTCATAATTTAGCTCTTCATAAAAACAAAAGCTTTCTAGTTGTATCCAAAACATTGTTTTATTATTTTGTACATGGGATTGAACCTTGGATTACAATTACATCAAATAATAACATATTTGATTTTTGTGGTGGAGTAAAGATAAAAGGTGATTGGAAGTTTATAGAACATAAAGTAGTAAAGGGTGAGTATAAAACTGAAAAATTACAGCATACACTCCGTTATTTTATGTCTAAAGAAGGCTCCAAAATTATAAAAACACATAGGTCAGATAATAGAGAAATACAAATTGAAGCAGGTAAATGGATGCAGACATTGTATATTGACCATGAAGAAAAATCCATTGAACAATATAATATTAACTATGATTACTATTTGGACAAAGTAAACAAAGAAATAGAAAACTTTGATCCAAGAGTAAACCAATTAAGTTTATTTTAAATGCCAAAGAAAATACAAAACACAACAAAGGCCACTTTAATTAGTGTTCCTTTACCAAACCATGCTGCTACTTACACTGTAATTAGCCATCAGTTTGTTATTGATTATGCTTATCAAGCCCTTGCTACTGCAGGGTTTGGAATTGTAGAAGAGGAGTACAGATGTACTGCTGACGGACAAATTGCTCAGGGAATTTATAAACTAAACTTTAATAATGACCCAGAGTTGTCAATGATGTTTGCTTGGACAAACAGTTATAATAAACAAGTAAAGTTTAAATGTGTAGTTGGTGCTTACATAAACCAAACAGGATCAGTTATGATTTCTGGAGAAGTTGGTTCATGGGTTAGAAAGCATACTGGAACTGCAGATACAGAAACAAAAGATACAATTGATACATACATTGCAAATGCTTATATGTATTATACTCAATTGTGTTCTGATAAAGTTACAATGGAAACTATAACACTTAATAGAAGAAAACAGTCTCAGCTTCTAGGAGTATTGTTTGCAGAGTATGAGATTCTTACTACGGAGCAAGCTAGTATGATTAGAGATCAAATGAAGAAACCACAACAAGTATTTGCTAATACTGATAGTTTATGGGCATTCTATAACTTTGTTACTAATGCATTACAGTTATCACATCCTAAAACTTGGATGGAAGATCAACGGATGTTGCATTATTTTATTGGTACCATTGGTAATTTTAGTGCACCAGTTCCCGTTTTAAGTGCACCAGTTGCGTTATATACTGCAACACCAATTGTAACTGAGTCAGAGTTTGTTGATCCTAATCAGTTAAGTTTACTAGATCAGATTGCAGACTTGGAAGCAGATCAAATGGATGAAGATGTTAAATATGCTGAAGCGGAACTAGCTGATAATCAAGTGGTGCAACAAGACCCTGAAATGTTAGAGATTGTGCACCAGGTGGAAGAAATACTTGAAAGTCTTGATGAAGCTGAGGAAGTTCCATTTGACATAGATGAGGATGATGATGCTGTGTTAGGTTCAATACTAACTCCAATAGAAAGGGAAATTAGTCCTGAAAAATCAACGTCCATTTTTCCCCAAGATGAAACTGTAGTTTATACTGATCCTGCAGGTAATACATTTGAAGCTCCGGTTATTCCAGATCCAGAAGATGATGATGAAGCTAGCTTAGATTTAATAGTGGAAAAACAACCTGACAGTACAGAATCTGATTTTGATTTAGATTTTAATGACACGGAATCTGAAGTAGATACTACTCCAGATTTCTTTTGACATCCTTGTTAGCCAATAAGGATTTATTGATTTATCACATAAGGGGTAGCTTCGGCTATCCCTTTTTTTTTTAAATTTACAACATGGAAAAACAATTAAAATCAGTGGCAAAGTTCCACAAAGCTTTTGGACAAGAAGATGGTAAATGGCCAACATTAATACCAACATCAGAATTTGATCTAAGACATAGTCTAATGAAAGAAGAAAATGATGAGTATCTAGAGGCATGCTATAATAAATCTATAGTAGAAGTTGCAGATGCTTTAGGTGATCAGCTATACATTCTTTGTGGTACTATTCTTAAGCATGGTATGCAAAATATTATAGAAGATGTATTTGATGAAATACAAGCTAGTAATATGAGTAAATTAGGTGAGAATGGTAAGCCTTTATTAAGAGAGGATGGAAAGATACTTAAAGGTCCTGGATACTTCAGACCAGAGTTAAGTAAGTTTATTAAAGTTGAGACAGATGCATCCAGTAGCATTTAAAAAAGCATTGATTGAAGCATACATGTCAGGAGCTGAGAGTATGTATTGTGGTTGTTATGAAAGACCAACAAAAGCAACAGCTAGAGAATGGTTTGATAATGAATATGGACAACAAGAGTCAGAAAAATGTGATTGTTGTGAAGAAGATGATGAAGAATGATATGGTATGTACTTCCAAATAAACATTGGAAACGGGGAGATGGATTTCCTGTAATGAAAAAAGGTTGGGGAAATGGTTATGTAGCAATACCACCTAGCCATATTTTGTATAAAAAACATTATGATGAAGTTTATTATATGTTTGAGGATGAAGCTCAACAAATAAGTATTCATGGCGGATTGACTTATTCAGATTTTGGAAATGGTGAAAATGCACCTGAAGATTGGTGGGTATTTGGATTTGATACTAATCATTTTCAGGATGATATAGAAACTTGGCCAAAAGAAAAAGTAGAAGAAGAAACACTAGATCTATTTTGGCAGTTATTTGAATTAGAATGGGGAGGGCTGTAATGGCTCTCCCCTTTTTTTTTCTTACCTACCTTGTCCTCTATAAGATTTCTTATAGTTTTTTGATTTTCTGGACTTACTAGTTTTAGTCTTAGCATGTACCCCGGGACGGGAAACTTTAGGTTTAAAGTAAGCTCTTGTTGAAATTGTTGTTGTTGTTTTTGCCATTATTTATTATTTAAGTTTACCTGCATTTTCAAGACCTTCAAGTGATTGAGTTACATCTCCTGTTGAACCAGTGATACCAACAGATTTAAGTAATCTACCATATATTTTAGGTACATCCTTTTGTTGCCACCAATATTCACCTTCTTTTCTACTATAATAAGCTTTATCATTAAAAGTCATTAATTTAAATACATCCTCCATCATTTTTGCATATAACCCTACGGTATTTCCAAATGAAGATGTGGTAGTTGTAGCAATTTTAATATAGTCATCTGCTCCAAGATTTACTCCAAACATTGTTGGAAGCGGAACAAAAGCTGAAGATTCCATTTGTGTACCTAATAATAAGATCAACATATGATTTTGTATGAAACCCCAAGTTTTAAAATCATCAGTACCAAGAGCTCCAGATCTAGCTTCTAATTTTTTAAATCTTTCTTTATCATCAGGATCATATCCAAATAACATTGAAGCTAAGAGAGCTGATGTAATAATAAATAATGATTCAGCTAATGTTTTCATTAGATCTCTCTTTTGATCTTCAGGCATATAAGACCAATACTTTCCTTTACTCTTAATTAACTCTTTCATTCCAATATAGGCATTAAGATAGAAACCAAGATTAGTTTTACCAGTCATCCAATCATATCTTTTATTGAGTTTGGGAGACCAGAATTTACCATCTTCAATTTCAACACGAGCACCCCATCTATTTGTAAGCATAGGGACAAACCACTTTCTCATGAAAGTAAACATTCTATATGGTAAGTATAGATTACCCTCTGCTTGTGCAAAGTCATCATATGAACCATATAATTTATGGGATACACCTTGAAATTTATTTCTAAATTGTTTGAATTTTTCTGATTTAGCAATAATTATTTCTTGATTATCTTCAAATTCTAAAACATTTACAATTTTATTTCTTTCTTTAATTTCATCTACAGTAACACCATACATTGCTGCTATATCCTCCAAAGTTTGACCTCTTTGAAAATCATGTGTAATTGTTCTATTACTCCATGCTGGATCAATACCGGGTTTTAATTCAGCTATACCAGTATCTTTATTAACTTGCCATGCATCTTTGTAATTAACAGTGATTGTTTTACCATTAGAAAGTTTCTGTTCTACTTTTTGTCCATTAAGAAATGCCCCAAATAATTGTAAGGCAGCCTCCATCTCCAGATTCTTTCTGATGTTATACATCCACTCACCATTCATCATATCTTTACCCATGTTTCTAGAAACAGATCTACCAAAGTCATCTTTGAATTTAAATGCTGAGTCAAACATCTCTATGATTTGAGATGATAATGCAGGTACTCCTTTAGTGTAAACACTTTTTGATGTCCATTCTATCATTGTTGTTGCAGCCCATAGTCTAGCTTGAGCTAAATCTTTTGGTGTAATAAACTCACCTCCAGCAGATTCAAGCATGTTCTGTACAATCTGACCGTATCTATTTTTTAAATCCGAAGAAATATTAACAGCTAATGAAGCTCTTGCAGAAAGTTTTTGTAATTGACCCATGAATTTATCTAAATAGATAGAGCTTCCTTCCCCGCTGAATTGTTTACCATGGTATTCTCTTTCAATAAGAGATCTTACTTGACCAAGTCTATTATTACTTGCTCCTGGTTTTACAGTATGCTGAAGTTTACCTTTTATTTTCTTAATGGTTTTACTATAGGTATTTGGAGTCTTAGGTGCATTAGCAGGATCTGCTAATGTTTCCAAGATTGAATTAACAAGAGGTAATGTTTCATGAAGTTTACTTTGAGTCTCAAGAGAAAGTAAGTATTTGAACATTCCACGAATAACATCTGGATCAGTATTATCTGTCTCAAGATTATACATACCAGAAACAGGAATATAAGAAACTTCTTCAGAATTTAAATCAGTATTAACCATTCTATATTCTTCAAGATTATTATCTCTCTCATAGTTATGCTCAAGTTCATTCTCATCAACGGCTTGTCCAAAGCTATCTTTTAATGACTGAGTTATACCTTTTTTAATCTGATTGTATCTTTCACCAAATTTACCAGCTTGTAATCTAGATAAATTATCTCTAAGAACATATCTAGGCATGTCTAAATAAAGCTTAGACTTATTAGATTTATCTTCTTGGAATGATAGGTGTGCTTTCTTCATTAATTCAAGTAACTGAAATCTAGGACTGTTTGGTTGTTCCTTTAATCTCATGTAATCTTTATTGATGAAATCATCATTAAGAGCACTGTTCTTATCTCCTACTTTAAAAGCTCTTGGTAAGGGTTGTCCTTTATTATCAATATGAACTCCCACTTCTAGTTTTACTTCTCCTGTAGTAGGATCATAACCTGTTCTGTATTTATCTTTTACTTTATATGTAGAGTGTCTTGCATTTGGTAGACCACGGAATGTTTCATCTTTACCAGTTAACTCATTAAAGAGGGTGGTTTTTTCATAATACTTTTCATTCTTAGGAATAGAAATAGAGTTTGCCATGGATCTTTCATATTTAAGCTCCATTTTACGGGTTTTTCTATTTTTTACTTTTCTAGATACATGGTTAGTTACAAACCAATCTACAAATTTACCGTCACTAGCAAGAAGATTTTTCATCTCATCACTATTAATAAAATTGTCTACTTGATCTACAGTAAGTGTGGCTACATTCAATCTTTGTAAATGTTCATTTATTGAATCTACATAGTATTCAGTAGAAACTTTTTGTGTAAGAGAAGATAATTCAGCATAAACACTTTGCATAGTAGCAACTTCAGCAAGAGACAAACCTGTTTTAGTTTGTTGCATTAACAACTCTCTATATCTTAGTTTTTGCTCTGGAGTTAACCTTTCAGGATTTTTCTTATTGATTGCAATATATAGCTCAAGTTCTTCAGCATCTTCATTTGATAAACCAGTTTTAGTATCAAAAGCAGCTTTATAGTTAATGATTTTTTGATTAAGTTCTTTAATCATCTTCATTTTATCTACGCCTAATTCAGATGGAATTGGTTGCCCTTGTTGATCTTTATATGCAAACATTAAATTATAAATCTCATTGTATGCATTACTAATATCAAACTCAGAACCAATAACAGAATTTACCTTGTCTTGAATTTGTTTAAGTTTAGCTGTTAATTCTTTTCTAGAATCATAAAACTCTTGAGTATATGCAATTCTAATGTTTTGTTTGATCCATTCATCTTTAGCCTTAACTAAATCTTCACCATTTGACTCAGCTAAACTTAAAAACTGATTAAATGATGTTTGTAATGAACCAGGTCTTGGAGCAAATTCATAGTAATCTTTAGTAGATTCTTTATGTTCAAGAAGTATTTTTGCAATTGACAAATCATAAACACCAGTAGCAGGGTCATCTACTTTACTAGTTCCGTCTGCATATTTTAATGAAGAAAGCATTTGATATTCTCTCCATAACTCTTGAAGAGTAGAATATTTTTGAAATCTTTCAAGCTCATCACTAATCTCATTGGATTCATTATTAAACTTGTCAAGAGCCATCTTCCTAGAAAGCCATGCCATTTTACCAAGTTCACCATATTTTTCAAAGACAGCATCTTTTTCATAAAATTCTGGAATGTAATCATCCCACATGTAATCTTTTTTAAACTGTTTTAATGCATTAGTAGCAGTTCTAATTTTATCATCATCTTCTGATGCTAAAGCTTCATCAACTTGATATTCAAGCAAATCTTGTTTATATCTCCAACCATTACCAAACTCATTTAAGAATGTAAATACTTCTTTTTCAATAGGTTTTTTTGTTTTAGGATCTATATATAATAGTTTATCCTTAAACATTAACATATCAGTTAACTGTCTGGTTTTTAAAGTTGTATAACCTACTTTTTGTAAGAGAGGTTCAAGTTCTTTTCTAAATTTATATGACTTATCCAGGGCCCTTTGAGAAGCTTCTGTTTTTTGATCATTGATAAAAATAGCTAATCCACCTACTATAGGATCATTACTAGATGTATATGACTCAAAGAATCTATTAAACCAACTTACATCTCTTAGTTTACCTGACAAACCATCAGTAATTTTATCTTGATTAACCAAGAATGCATTATAATCATCAATAAATTTTTTGATATATTTAGATTCAACACCTTTCTTTTCTAGATTGGTATATAATTCTTCAGCAGTTTGGTCATCTAATTTTTGAGTAATTGCAATATTGTACAAGTCATCTATTTCTTTTTCAGAAAGCTTATCTGTTAATGCATTTCTTAAGTTCTTACCAAGCTCTTCCTTTAAGAAATCATTCATATAACCTGTTATCTCTACATAGAAATCAACACTGTTTGCTTTATATATGTCACGGATTTTTTTATCAGATCTCATTAAGTTATTCTTAGCCTCATTAATAAGGTCAATAATATCATTAGTCTGATTTATATCAAAACCTTCTTCATTAGCAATCATTTCATCAAATGAATTAAACATATCATTGTATGATCTAATTGAACTTCTATATAAGAATAATAAGGCTATAGCATCTCTAGAATTAAATGAATTGCTTCTATCCATAGCATCAAGATCTTGATAGATATTTTTAGCAATATTATTTACAATTCCAACTGTGTTTACAAAACTGCGGGCTCTATTAATAAGATCTTCATTTCTCATTCTTTCTGCTTCTACTGCATTTTTGATAGCATCATCAATAGTAAATTTTTCTTGACCCGACACTGTCTGATATCCAAACAAAATTCTTTTAATTTTAGGAAGTAATTCATTTGTTTCTCCTTTTACAAACAATGCTTCTTTTAACATTCTTTGATACTGCGGAGATCTAGTTCTAAAGTTTATAGCTTTCTCATATATTAATTGAGTGGTAGCATACATTTCATTGATACCCTCTTGTATTTTTTCAGCTTTGACATCTTTAGTAAGCTTTTCAGCCATTTCTTTTATCTCCCTGGCATATGCAACAAGATCATCATTGGTAACAAAATCAGTTTCATATTCAAATGAATCTTCTAAGAGCATATCTGCAAGCTTATCAATTGAGGTATTTACATCAATCTCAGATACTCTAGTTTTAGATCCAAAGATTTTTTTAAGCATATTTCTTAATGCATCAAGTAACTTTCCAATAAATCCTTCAAAACCTAATGACTCAATTTGATTAGTTACTTTATTTGCTGCTTTTCTTTGTAGTGCATAAGCAAGAGCTTCCTCTTTAAATAGAGGGCTTTCTTCTTTAAGCTCTGGATAATTATCTTTAACATGCTGGATTATTATATCCCCTTCTGTAGTAGCTTTTAATGCTTCATACAAGTTATTAAAGAGTTTTGGATTTTCTTTAAAAATTGCTCTTAATAAAGGATGTGATAATTCATGGAGTACAGTGTCAAAGTTTACATTATCACCAACAATATAAACTGTTCCTCCAAAGAAAAAAGCTGGTTCACCATTGTATGTTTTTTTTCTAGACTCCAGAATCTGTTTTGCTTGAGCATCTGTTATGTACATATATTGTACTCCTAAAGCTTGTGCAATTTTTTGACCTAATGCATTAGCTGCTTCTTTAGATCTTTGATTTTTTATAGCTTGCTCATCAACTTTAAATTCAGTTATGTCAGGCATATTTGTAATTACATCATCAGCAAATGTAAAGTATCTAAAACCTTTATTAGTATACTTGTATTTATCTTCTCTAAATGGTTGAAAATATATTAAATCAGCCAAGTCTTTTCCACGGCCCATGTTGATCTTAGCTTCAAAGATTTGTTTCCAGTCTTTATAATAATGATCAAACACCTCTGGGTAATTACCCTCTTGTGTTCTCAAAAAGAAATCAAGTACATATCTCTTAGGAAGAGTTTTACCATTATCTTCAGCATTAAAGAAATCTGTAGCAGCACTTCCATCTGCATTCTGAACTAGAACTGTTTCTGTAGGATGTTCAACATATCCAGAAATAGTAACTGATTCACCTTTCTTATGATCTTTTCCAATGAAAGCAGCTTTAAAAGTCCAAGTAGGAAATTGTTTTTTCAAATCTTCATACCAAGATTGTCCTTCTAAATAAGGCATCAGTTCTTTTATAAACTGCTTAGAGTTTTTAGTAGTTCTTTCTCTACTTAAAGGAACACCTCTTTCTTCAATCCATTTTAAAAACTGAGTAGCATTTTTTTCACTTTCAAATTGTTGTAGACTTATTACACCATCAATATCATGTAAGTCTTCACTTAAAGCTCTTATAACTCTACCGTATTTTCTAAGAACTAATGAGCCACTTAAAAAATATTCATATGGAGCATTGAATAATTTATCAACTATTTCTTTTGCAAAGGGATCTCTTTTAAGACTTTCATCATAAAATTTTTGTTCAAACTCCTGACCCTTAGCATTAAAGAATTTTCCAGTTGTAGGGTTTTCATAATAACTTCTAATAAACTTGATATAGTTCTTTTTATAAACATCATCAACAATATCAAGTACAGTATCTCTCAACTCAGCTTCTTTATAAATTGTAATTGCTTTATTATTTAATATATGTTCTTTAATCCAATTCATGAATCTATTAAACATACGGGTAATCCAATCTTTTGCATACTTATCTTTATAACCAAGGCTTTCAAAATATTCTTTAGCAATATCAGGATTAGTTCTTTTTTTACCAATATAATTATTGTCAATTCCAATAATAAGCATGCTAGAAAGAAACTCAATTATAGTTTGTTTATGTGCCCATGCATTAAATCTAGCTGGATCATATTCATAGACTTCTTTTATTTTATCTTCAGCTAAACTATTCTCACCATATTGCATAGGTTGTTCTACAACCTGTTCTTCTTGTCCTCTAAGTTTTTTATTATTATACTTATCATAGACTTCTTGATACTTACTCCAACTATTTATACCTTTCCAAAGTTCAATACCTAATTTAGATTTTTTACCAAGAAAACTATAAATAATATTGGCTGTCTGCATAGAAACATTTTTATCAGATATATTTTCTTTCAAAGCCAAAAACTTTTGTAGAAGATCAAATGCAGCTAAAGGATCCTCTCTAGTTTGCATATTACCATTTTTATCTATCCATGTTCTTCTGCTACTAGGGATAATTTCATCAAGACCATCTACAACTTTAATATTGAGACCTTCTATAAAAGATAACATTGCTTTTTTAGTTTCACTGTTAAATCTATGTTGAAGATAAGAAGGCTCTCTCATGAACATTGGGTTCATTAAATCATCTTCTGGATATTCAGCTTCAGGTTCATTTAAAACATCACGGTCTTTTACTTCATTTTTGATATCAGCTTTTATCCTTTCCTCATCAAGAGCTTCAAACAATGGTTCATTAGTTTGAGCATATATGGTTGTTTGTATATCATCTCTATAGTATCTAGAACTATATGGAAAACGTGTTTGTGTTTCATATGTGCTAAAGGCAAGCTCACCTCCAGTGTTTAGATTATATTTTAACTCAATGAATCTGGTAAATTCTTTATTAAATTTTTCAAACTCAATTGTATTAAGTACATCATTGTATTCACCAAGTATTCCTTTTTCCTTAAGATCTTTTAATACTGTAGATTTAGATTCACAAAACATCTTTTAACATTTTAATGGGTTATTTTCTCCGTCAAATTTAGCTAATATTTCGGCATCAGTAACTGGTTGGTATTTTGCAACCACTTTACTTACTTCATTAGTAAATTCAGAACCAGGATTTAAATACTGAAACTCTTCAAAAAGCCTTCTGCTTAAATATACAAATAATTCTTGAGGCATCATAGTAGGATCTCCATATCCATTTATAGAGAATGCAATTTTACCTCCATTTGCAACTACTTGACTAATTTCAGCAATAGCTTTTTCTATGTCCGCTTTTCTTTTTGAGTATAGTTTTGGATCTAATTTAGAGAATGCATCAGCAACACTATCTTGACCAGTAATTATACCCACAGAAGAACTATTAGCATACTTTCTAATTTGTATGTTACCTTTCATTTTTTTATTGTTGAACTGAGCTTCAGTCATTTTATCAATAGCTTGTTTTTGACCAAGACTAAATTGATATACAAAAGTGATGTCAGGATTATTTTCTACAATAAATTTATATGCTTTGTCAGTTCCAGAAAGATCATTAAATACAAACACATTAGGATTAATAGTAGGGATTAGATTTTTTCTTTCTACTAAATTTTCTGCTGATGTAATCATGTCACCAGTAACTGCATCCTCTTCTGTTTCTCCAATTAGATTTTGGGTAGCAATTGATTTTTCTACATCCAATGCCGTAAGATAATTTTTAAATCTACTTCTTGTTCTATTTGCCTGACTATTCTCTTGCTCAAACTTATTTTTAAAGTCAATAAGCATTTTGAGTTTAAGCGGTGATGTAAGAAATTTAGCAGTTTCATCATTCATTATATCAATGAATTTATCAAAGTCTGTTAAACTTAAGAAATTATATTTGCTTTTGTTTGTACCAGCCTGCATCATTGCAACATAAGTCATCTTAGAAAAGAAGTCACTTATTCTATCATTTTCTGCTTTGTCAGATACTTTTTCCACATTTCTATTACTCAGCTCTTCTAAATTTCTACTATACATGTTTGATTTAAATGTTGTCATGTCTTTGTCATCAATATAAAGACTGTACATTGACCTATCTGTAGTACTTTCAGTAACCATTCTAGCTAAAACAGGATAATCTTTTACAAAATCATTTTTATATTCTGTTTTAATTCTGTCCAATCTAACTGCATAGGCATTATTTTGATCATTAAATAGATTATAAGGATTTAATGTATTGTCCAAAGCTCTAGTTGCTATGATTTTTTCATAAGCATATCTTTTATTTTTAATCTCATTAGTTTCAATACTAGTTTTATTAATATTTTCTAATTCCATTTGGAATTCTTTAGTCTTAATAACTTCAGTTATAGGCATTACATGTCTTAAATATTCTCTCTCAATTACAAAGCGGATATATTCTGCCTTATTAGAAGATGAATTATTACCAAAATGTCCTGGTTGAAGTGGGTATAAACTACGAGACTCATAACTATTCTGAGCTTCACTACCTTGTAAATAAGCTTTGTCAAAGAATTCTTTTTCAATTTGAACTCTATCTACCACCATAGTTGGAACTCCATCCTTTTCAATCACTTGTGCACCAAATTTAAGACCAGCAGCAGGAGTTAATCCTATTGAATCTGTCATAGCATAAGAACTATATTCTTTACCAAGATTGTATTTTCTTAATGCATTCTGGAATAAATAACTTAATACATCATTTCTAAATACAACAGGGAATCTGTCTCTATAGTTTCTTCCAAAATTTGATTTAAGAATACCACTATTTCTAAAATCAGACATATAGCTTTGAATATATTCTTGAATATCATCATCATATCTAAATTTAAATAATGGTTTTGCTAATCCACGTACCAATTTAGTATTAAAGAAAGAACTAATAACAGAGTCATTTAACATTGCTAATCTAAGATTTTGATCAATCTTAGTTTCTTCTGCTAATGCTTCCATGTCAGATTCAGCTTGAATTGCCTGCCCTACATCTGTCATAGTAGCTGTATCTGGATTAGATGCCATTTTTAATGCAGTAAGTCCTTGAATTTGTTTTTCAATTGTGAGATAATGTAAGAACATTGTTCTAGATAAATCACTTGCCCCAACTTCAGGATTTGTTTTTGCTTTTTTAATTAAAGCAAGCATTTCTTGCTCACTAAAATGATCTCTTTTTCTTGACTTTAAATAGTTATCATACATTTCTTGACCAACCATATATCTTGACTGCTCATCAGGAATAAAGTTTTTAAAGTATTTAGCAATTATATTACTTGCTGCTTTAAAGTTAACTCCTTGGAAGCCGGGATCTTTTCTTAAAGGTTCAGCAAATGTACTATTTGCAAGCCTTCTCTCTTTAACATACTCTCTTACAAGAGGTTGAGAAACAAAATATACTGCTTCTTTAAATGGTACACCTGCCTTTAATAAGTAAAGTAATGTGGGAGCAACTTCATAATTACCTTGTACAAAGAATACCCATGCATCCTTCTCAACATCCACCCAACCGTTTATTAACTGGTTGATAATATCTGCTACTTTATTATTACCATCTGTATCAAATTGATGAGAAAGAGAAATAACATCTTGACCATCTTTTTTCATTGTGTTATGTCTCAAACCTAAGAATGAAACTCTATCTACTTCTTCATCAGAATGTCTATATACTGCAGGCATTGAAGCACCTAATGAATTAAATATTACATTAAAGGTATTTTCAATTGCACCAAGCCCTAATGTCTTCTTACCAACCACATTTGATTCATGTTTATATAAGTTATAACCTGCTTCAAATATTCTAGTAGGACTGATTACTGATTTTTGTTTTCCATTTTTATCTGGAGCACTTAGTTTATTTTTATCAGACATTAAACTTTGAAAAGGATTATAATCTGATACATATTCAGATAACATATCTGCCGTAGGTTTAACTAAGTAAGTTCCATTTGGAGTTGTAAGTGACACATAGTTTTGTGGTAACTCAAGAATACTTCTAATATCATTAATTAATTGATTCTCAAGACCAGATTTTTGTAAGCTATACATTTGTTCTTTACTCATCTCATATTTAGATGGATCTTTAATAGCTTCATAGAAATCTTTAGCATTGTCAAACATTGGCATTCTAACATTACCATCTCCATCAATATTATTCATAAAGATTGATAACTTATCAATATCAAAGTCAGCTCCTGATTTAGCAACTATCTCAGCAGGTGGAATAATTATGTTTCCAGCTTGAGGTGGTAAGAAGTGATATACTTCCATAAACTCCATAGAGTTTAGACCCTGAACCGGAATCCTAACCCCTACAAGAGTTATTGCTTGTCTATTAGTACTCTTAACTGATGTATCTATATTAGAAAAAATAACATTTCCAATTCCTGTAAATTGTTTTGCTCCACCTTTTATATAAGCATCATATTGTTTTTGAGCATCTTCTTTAGATTTAACAACAATTATATCTAATGCATCACCATCTGAAGACTTTAAAGTTTTATGTGAATAATAGTCTCCTAATATTTTAATTCCTTGATAAGTACTTCCTTTAACTCGTTTTCCATTTTTATCATCTAGTATAAGATTAGCTTTAATTTCTGAAGTAAGATCAGATTCTAAAATAAAAAGTTTAGTGTCTCCTTTTGTACTTTTTAATTCAGAAAAAGCTATATCATATATAGGATCTTTTGTTGTTGCTTTTCTGTTAGCTTCATTATCAGCATCTAACCATTCATCATCTTTGATAGCTTCATTTAGTCTATCTAAAGTAGAGATAGGTTCTCCTTTATATTCTAGGTTAAGAAGGTTTTCATAATCTCCCTGAAGTGAGATAGCAACTTTCATTGCTGTTGTTGTACCATCTGTACCTTTATGATATGTAGGTAAAAAGTTAGACCCCATGTATTTTTTAACTGCAGCATCTCTTGCTTCCGGATTCATCTTATCAAGATCAACTGAAAATTCAATTAATCCATCATAGAAACCTGAAGACTTTTGTACTAGAGGTTCTCCTTTAACTTTTTGTTTTATGATTCTTTTATTAATCAATGACAACAAAAGTTTTTCAATCTTCACAGCCTCCGGATGTAGAGATAAGTCAAATCTTAAATCTCCTTCCTCAGTTACATCAATAATGTCAATTAGTTTATCACTATATACATCATCTCTTGTAAGATTTTCTCTGATCATTAATGCAAGTTTTGCAATACTGTCTTTGTTTACAGGAACAAACTCACCATTCTCATTTTCTGCAAACCCAAGTTGGTCAATCAATTCATTCTTAAGTAGTTCAGTATACTCACCTACTCTGTTTACATAGTTATCTACTAGATGTTTTACATCTTTACTAACTTCTCCTTGTTCATATAAACCTTCAAGAATTAATTTTCTTAACTGAGTAGAGAATATAGACTTACCTTTAAACTTAGAGTTAACTTCAGTTTGATTTTTTAAGAACTCAGCATAGATTACATTTTTAGTAAAGTTTACTGAGGCATCTACATTACCATTTTTATCAAGTATCTCATCACCGTTTCCAAGGTGTCCAATTTTCTCACCAGTTTCCATCAATACATAATCAACATTTTGATTAAGCATCATATCATGTATTTGACCAAGTTGCATATTTGCAGTATGGACTGTTGGGATTAAAGGAGCTAATGAAAACTTATGAAAGGATGTCATTGGAAGACCTTTAGTTTTAATAGGTCCAAAATACTGTAATTTATAAGGAGGAAAGAACTCTTTTATATCAGAAGCATTTAATATTTCTCCTGCAATTACCTTTTTATATAAGTCTTCTTGTTGTGCTGACCAAGAACTTTCAAGGTTTTTAAGCATTCTGTATGCTTCAAAATTTAACCATCCTTGACCATCAGCAATTTTCATATTAGAATAATCTGCTAATACAGTATCAGCCAAGTCTTTAGCAAGTCTTTCAGCTTCAGCTTTAGGTTTACCAGCCTTAATATATCTAGCCGTATATTCTTTTACATGCTCATCATAGTATTCATCTTTATATACAGACTTATCAATAGTAAGTTCTTTAATAATAGCTGTTGTTAAAGTTCCGTTGTATGCATTAAGTTTATAACCTTCTTTATCAGCATATAATCTTTCAAACATAGGACTGTTTATATACATCCTTGCTCTCATATCGGATCTAAAACTTTTACCTCCAGAACCTAAACCAGCATTTCTCTTATGAAACTCTTCTTTATCATGGTTGTACTGTACCGCATCTCCATAAGCTAGAATGGTTGTTTCAAAATTATGAATCCAAGAGTTATAAGTATAGGCTTTAATAAGCATTTTATCTACTTGATCTTTACTAAACTCATCAGTAGAAACCATTTCATACAAGCTTGGGTCTACAAATCTTGCACTTTCTAATCTTGCATAATTTGCTTGAGATAGTTTATTAAAATATTCAATTACATTATTTTTTATTTTAACTCTAAGTGCTGGATTATCATTGACAATGTCACGTAAATTAAATTCATCAAAAGATAATTTATCTTCTATAGCTTTATTAATAATGTCATACAATTCACCTTGTACTGTATCAGTTAAGATATCATCAAATGCAGTAAAGGCCTCACCGGCTTTTACAGTTTCATCATTATCCTTTCTTACTACATCTCTATTATATGCAGAGAAGTTTTTAAAATACTCTTCATTAGATTTAAATCTAAAAATTCTTCCCGCCTCAGCAGCAATATATCCAAGCATTATATTAAACCCTTGAGATTCACCCAAGTTATTATTACCTGCGGTATTTGCAGGACTAAATGCCATTATATCTACATAAAGATTGGAAGATTCTTTACCACTATATGTATTTACTTTCTTAGCTCTAAGGTTCATTGCAGTCTGCTTAGATGCATGTCTCATAAATTCCTGAACTCCTGACTGTAACATTGTATGTAATTCTTGTAGAAACTTACTTGTAACATCTGTATTAGCTGTTGAAGTTCCTAAAGATTCATTTGTTTCTCTATTGATAATTTGAGTACCTCCAATATTTTCAAGAACAATACTAGCACCTGGAATCTTTTCACCATAGGTATCTGACATTGGATCAAGATCAAACATAGATTTTAATATTACAGAGAACTCTGAAGCAGGATTGTTTGCTTCACTTAACCATCTCATGTGTTGGAATCTACCATTAGGATCAGCATCTTCAGTAGTTAACTGTTGCCAGTTTTCAGCTCTATTAAGTGAAGTAATAATTCTAGTAACAGTATTATCTAAAAATTGCTCCCAAACTTTATTTTTCTCTGGTGTTAATACAGCATAATTTGAATAACCATCTGAGAATCTGTTTTGTAATTCAGCAAGAGCTCTTACTTTAGTTTTAACATCACTTGCTTTTCCACCAGCAGCTTTCTCTATAGCTTCAGGAAGACCATTCATTAAGTAATGTAAAGGATCTCTTTTAAATTGAGCTGCGGCAGCTTGTAAACCAATGTCATCTGATTTACCAGCCAAGTGAACAAGTCTTACATTATTAAAAATGTAATCAATATTGTAAGAACTAGCAAAAGGTTTCTTTGTACTATTTACTATTGACTTTATATCAGCACTAGTCATGTCTAATTGAATACCTAATGCAGCAAGAAACTCAGCAGCTTTTGTAGGAATCAATTGTTTATTCTGACTAAACTCTTTCATTATTTCTGTTGTATTCAAATAATTGTTTACACCATCTTTAATGATAAATCTATTAGTTGCAGGATCTGCAATGTTAAAGTTAGTTGTCCAATCAGCAACAATTCTATAAATGTCAAAGTTTGCTGCAGATAATCTAGATTCATACTTTGATTTTTCAGCTATCCACTTACCATCAATTTTCTTAGCTTTCTCTAAAACCGTTTTATTAATGTTCAACTGGATATATGGTATTACTGGTTTTTTAAGATCTTGCCAGAAATTTGTCTCTGACTGAAACTCAGTTTTATTGTTGTATGCTCCAGGTCCAAATGTATATGGATTTGGTAGCATTTCTAAAACTTGGATAAACTCTGGATAATTCTCAATAGCCTCGGTCATTCTATCATGCATATCTTGATAATCCATAGAACCTTGAAGAGTTCTAGCAACTCTATTCCACATAACATCTACTGGTTCCAATACGGGCAACCCGAAGTCATCTGTCTCTATAGAGTAAGCCTTCACACCATACTCATCTTCTTCTTTTATATAGTCTCCGTTCTCATCCCTTTCTAGTTTGTAGATACCGGATAACATCATCATTGTATCATCAGTTGCTAGCTGTTTAGCAGAAATAGAATTACCTTCAGTTGATGTGAATAATGCTATACTAGCATCTTCTGTATCATCAATATAAAGATCTTTCAAGATATTAAATCTGGATCTTTGCATATGGAATGCTACAACACCACGATCAGTTTTTTTAGTTAAAGCTTCAGCAACCGAACCATAATTTTCTACTGCTTTCATTAATAAATCTAACTTGGCACTTTCTTTTTGTTCAGTTACATAATCTGGATTATCACTTTCAATATTTTTAACTGTAATAGCTCTAGTTCTTTCTAGCTGTGCAGCCAATAAAGCTTTTAATTGTTTTTCTAAATTATAATAAAGCTTCTCTCTATTATTAACATCACCCAATAATTTAACTGCTCCTGCTGTAGTATTAAACTTATTGTTATACTGATAGAATGTTCTAGCCATTAAGCTGTCTACTAAATCTACAATCTTATTAGATTGAACATCTGTTATCTCTGCAAAATCTTTAGCGGTATTTACTAGAGGCTGGATAGTTTTCTTTGCACTGTTAAGTCTTTCAAATCCAGGCATTAAATTATGCTCAGCATTCTCAGTACTTATTTTAAATTTACCTGTGTAAAGTTGATTATAATATTTTTTTACATTAGGAATATCCTGAAGTCTTGTTACATCTCTCTTAGTTGTATTACCAAAAAAGAAATCAATCAACTTTTTAAGTTTCTCAAATATAGTCTGAATAAAACCTTTTTGTTTTTTGCCATTAGCAGCATAATCAATAAACTCTTCAGCAAGTTCTTCTTCAATGTCAATATACTCCATATTCTTCCACTTTTCATAAGTGCGTATTTCATTATAGAGTTTTGCTTTTTCTTCTTTAGTAAGTGCTAACTGAGAGAATGCATGCCATGCCTCATGGTAAAGTGTTACTGGTAAAGCATCTCCATACAATTCAATTCTTGCAGCAAATCCTTGTGCACGTAATTTAACTGCAGCATCAGCAAGCATAGATCCCGCTGACATAAATGTTGCATAAGCATCAGAGTTAAATACTAAACCTAGTCTTTCAACATCCACAACATTTTTTAAAGGAGAAGACTTCCACCAATTTTGTACTTCTTGCCACCCTTGTTTACCATAAAGTTGATCCATAACTGCAGATACCCGCTTCTTTCTATTAAGGGGAACATCTGGAATCATATCTGAACCATCTAGTAAATCATCAATAGCTAATCTATTTATCTTAGCATCAGATACCTTTTGTTGTTCTGGAGTCTTAGTTACTTCTACAGCTCTTGCTTTAACCTCAATTGTTTTAGGTACAGTAGTAGTTTTATCTTCTTTAGTTTCTTCTACCTTAGCGGCAGCTTTCTTATATGTTTTAGATGACTTACTAAAGAATCTACTTAAGAAGTCTGCTCTAGTATTTTTAGTAGTTTTAATACCACTTGCTGCATATGGAGCTGCTTTTCTTAATTGATAACCTTGAAAAGCTCTAATTTTAACTGGAATACCAAGTCTTTTAGCTGCTTTAATTGATGCTTCAGCTACTCCAGTCTGACCATTACTAATGATTTTGGTAATAGGAAATTGTTTAACAACCTCACTTAAAATATTATAGACATAAGTATCTATATCTTTTTGACTATAGCCCTCTTTAGTTAGTTGGGCAATATCATTACCTATAATATTTACAACTCCGCCTTTTAATTGAGATAGATTATTAACCATTTGATTAATAGCATCTGTTGGAGGTTTTAAATTTTTAGGTGCATTAGCTTTAGTACCAAGCTTTACTCCATACCATTTGTTTTCTTTACCAGATCTATCTCTAGAAATCTTTTCATCTTTTGTATCAAAGGTTGTACCTAATCCAAAAACAGCATCAGCCTCATTTAAATTTGCAACTAAAACTCTGTCGTTTGCTATTGTACTTACCTTAGTTTCAATAGTAAAACCTTTACCTGTCTCTTCATCTTTTTCTTCTATTTCAACTTTAACAGGTTTTGCTTTCTTATTACCATTATCTACATCATTAGATGTCAAAAGTTCATCAGAAGGAACACCAATATCAATTAAGTTTTCTTCTGCAGTTTCAAAATTAAATGGAACCGCAAATTCTAAATAAGCATTGATTGCTACAAAGTATGCTGCACCATCAGTAGTATAATCTACTTTAGCTAATGGTTTAATAAAATCAAAGTAATCTTTTTGAACTTCTTTAATTACTTGAGTTCCTGTTTTGCTTATATCAAAAGTATAGTCAGTATATTTTACACCTTTTTGTATAGCTCCATCAACAGCAAAAGATTTCATATAACTTAAATTTGCTGGATACACGGCTACAACTTTACCTTCTTTATCTTTAATTTTTTTGGATTCCATTAAATGATCAGCAATCATTTTTTCTGCATCTTCTGATTCTAAATCAACAACGCTGGCATCACCAGTAAGTGGATCCATCAAGGTAACTTTAAGTACATTCTGTCCAAGTTCTTGTTTAATCTCAACCTTAATATTATTACCTTTTGTTCTATTAGAAAGAAAAGTATCATAATGTGCAAGTCTTGCTTGTGGACTTAAAGCTTCTCCATTAAGTAATGCTTTAGTTGTTAACACTTTAGCTATATTTGCAGCAAGTTCTTTAGGCATATCCATTCTCTGTAAATAAATCCTATTATCTACAGCTACACCAGCACTTACTCTATTAGTCATAAAGTAACTCATTCCTTCAAGATCACCTGAGTCATGAGTATAAATCATTTCTAAATCATTGACAAAATCTGTATTAGATAATAACTCTGACTTATGTTCAACAATACCGTAACTACCACCAGTTATTGGAAGCATTACTGGTTCATCCTGAAGAGATAGAGTTTCATTAAGTTTAGCTAAATCATTCATTTTCTGAATTTGCTTTCTCTTAATTTTAGCTAACTCAGCTTCTCTTTCAACTTGACCATATAGTTTGCCATCCTTAGCTTCATTAGCTAATTGTCTTTTAAGAAGAGTTTCAGCAGGAACAAGATTATATAAGAAACCGGATCTGTTACCAAGATATAATTTACCTGCTCTATTTATAACAGGTCTAATATATTGATATACAATTCTACCACCTTCTTCAACTACATTACCTTCTTCATCAAATCTAATTGGGACACCACTACTATCTGAAACAATAGCAACATTAATATCATAACCTTTATTTTTAGTAAGGAAAGTAATATCATCATCAGTCAAATCTGCAGGGTCTAAAGTTTTTATAGATTGAGCTTTAAGCATAACTGGAATATCACCAAGCATGGCATTATCACTCTTACCTCTTCTTCTTGCTGCCCATATAACAGTTTTGATAACTTTATAGAAAAGCCCTTTTTGTGGATCAATTAGATTTCTCTCTGATTCACTCATTGCTTCAGGATTTTTTGCCACGGCAATATTCCCTGTTGTTTTATCTGGATAATCAACTTTAGCCTTTTCTTCTACAGCAGACCATATTTCATTGTTATTATTATTTTGTACAACAGTCTTAGAATTTTTGTTTGCTTTTTTTATTTCACCGTCAACTTCTTTCTTAGTCTTTTGAACTGTCTTTGGAGTTATAAACTTTATTACATTATCTAAGTCTTCAAAATCAAGAGATAGTTTTGCAACATTATTTAAATCCAAGTTAGCATCATTTAGAAGATACTTCTTTATCTGAAGATCATTCTTAACAATATCCAACATGTCAGGAATAGCCTGCACATAAAGAAGACCGTTAGGCTCATCTTTAAACTCTTTATAGATATCTTTGATAAACTTATCTAATGCTTTGTTATCAAACTTACCAAGTTTTGGATCCTGAATTCTATCCATAATCTCACCATACACTAAAGAGTATAATGCACTTATATCATTTTCTGTATAAAGTTGACAAGCCATTTTTATTTAGGTTTACAATTATTAATGTTATCATCTTTAGATGCATTTTTTAATGCAGCTAATCTATCTTTTCTTGATGTTCCAATATTTTGTTTTGCCTTATCTATAAGATCAGCATTTTTAGAAAACTCTTCAAGACTATTTTTAGATATAGTAGAATTTAATTTTTCATCTGGAGTAGAGCCCATAGTTTCTTCTTGTTCAATTTTTAATGCATCTTCTGTAGTTTTGCTAAAGCCTGCAGCAATCTGAGCTATTGTAAAAGTTTTTTGTCTTGTACCCTCAAGTTCTTTTATAGTAACCTTACCATCAGCTACTTTTTTAACAACTACAATCTCATCTACGGATCCTGTAAAGATAGGATTTTTACTAATAAGATAATCACCTTTATTAATGTTTTCCTCTTGAGAAGTATCTACATTTAAAGCTAATTTTCTAATCTCATAAACATTCTCAACCATATCATTAAATGTAATATCTGACTCACCAATAATTTCTACAATAGCATCATTGTAAGCATTTTCAAGGTCTGCCAATGTTTGAGAATTTCTTATTTTAGCAAGAAGACTTTTAAATATTTCAGAAGTGATTGTTTCAGGTTGAGGGAAAAGTTCCTTAACACCTTTTTTCATGGCTTTGATTTCATCACTTATTTCATCTTCATCTTTTTCTTTATTTTCTTTAGTCTCAAACTCAGATAACTTATCTTCAAACTGTTTTCTTTTATTAATTAGTTTGTCATAAGCAGGAGATGTTGTTACCATGTCTCCAACATTTATGATCCCACCATCTTTAAGACCAGCTAACTTCTTATCTATTTTAGCAATTTCAGATTTTAATCTTTTAATTTCTGTTTTTTTCTGTTCTTCAGTTAAGTTAGGTTCAGAAGCTTTTTCACCTACCCCTTCAGGTTTTAAGTTTTCAGGTAGGTTTGGTGCTTTCATTACAATACCATTCTCAGCTAATACACTATCTTCTACTGGTAGAAGAGGAACTGTTGTTGCTTTTTCTAGCTCTTTAATCTGTTTTTCTAAAGTATTAATTTTATCTACATCAGGTTTAGATGCATTTTCTAATGTAAGCTTTTTAGTTTTAAGTTCTCTAATAGCATTTCCATTTACAACTTTAGCTGCAGATTCTGCAGAAAGAATGTTACCTTCCATATCAGTAGTAATAGCAATAGGAAGTATTGATATACTCTTAGCTAATATTCCTGTCATGTTGAATAACAAGGCTCTATAAATTGACTGCTGTAATCTATAGTTTAGTTTTTTACTGTACTCACTTTCAGTATCAAAGTTTTTCCAGTTTTCTGGCTTACCTGTTTTGATATCAATAATCTTAATATCACCTGTAGTTTTATCAAAAGCAATTAAGTCCATTGCTCCTACAAGACCTGACTCAAGTAAAGTAGGATCATAAATAATTACATCAGATGAAAGAATCTCATACTTACCATCTATTACAGAATCTTGTAATTGAGTGATTACTCCAAAATCTCCAAATAAATTATCATATGCATCCTGAGCCATTCTTGCTGGTTTTTCAGGTTTAACAAACCCTCCATCAGAATTAGTTTTAAATGAATCTCTTGTCATTGTATCTAAAGTGTTTCCAGCAGTAGTTGATTCACTGTGAGCAACATCTTTAACTACAGCAATAAGAGTCTGTTCTGTAAAATTATTTGTAAGAGCTTTTCTTATTGCATCAACTTTCTTTTGACTTTTTAACTGAGGTAATTTATTATCTTTTAATGTAGTCTCAAGACTGGACATAAATAAATTCAGTCTATCAGCATCTGTCTTTATAGAGTCATCATTTTTAAGTTCTCTAAATAGATTTAATAACTGACCACCTCTAGGTTTACCATCTTTACCTATGTATGTTTCTTTAACTCCATCATATAAGTATGGTTCTTTACCAGTCATTTTAATTTCAATCTCCTCAGTAACTTTAGTAACCCGTAATGGTTTACCATCTTGTCCTGGAAATTCATAACCCGTTGTGTTTCCTGCAGCATCAAGAATTCTTGAGACTCCATTCTGCTTGTTAACTACCATTTCCTCAAAGATTCTAAATACTCTTTCAGTATTATCTTTAGGCATATAGTTTGCTCTTCGGTAAACAATATATTTTTGAAGTTCTTTTACATCATTCTTCATATCAGCCTTTTCCAAATTAGTTAAGGCTGTACCATCATAATTAGAATTTCTATCCAACATGGATTGAAGTTCATCAGTCATGGCTCTAAGTTGAGTAAGACCATATTTATCAATAGGTTTCTTAAGAGTCAAATATTTAATTACGGGTTGAGCTGATTTTTCATCTACAGCTCTATTATTATAATCATCAATAAGACCTTTTTGTTGTTCTAACCAATTGTTACGCAACATTTCATATTGCATAGGATTAATCCTTTGTAAATCAGCTGGTTTACCTAATCCTTCTGGTGCAGGAGATGTCAAGAAAATATTAAAGGCTTCCTGTAATTCATTTTTTAAATCTTCAGGAAGTTCATTCCAAGGAGCATTTAAATCTACATCTTTTTTACTATCTCTTTTTGCTGGAGCAGATGGTGGTCTAGGAACCTCTTCTTCAGAATCAATTCTTTCTGCTTTAAGTTTATCAATTAAAGTTTGGTATCTTTCAGTTGTAGTTTTAACTTGTTTCTGATAATCTTTCCATGCTTCTGTATTTTCAATAGGACGTGTATCATCTACTTCAGTAACAGCTTCTTCAGAAGTAACTGCAGCAATCTTATCTTTTAAAACTTGAGGCAATGTAATTTTATGCTGAGTTGCTTTCTGTCTTGTTTCTACATCAGCTCCAGAATCTTTTGTTGATTTAAAGAATTTTTTAGCTTCTTTTTCATTAGCTACCATTGCCTCATCAATAAGTGCAAAGTAGTTTTCAGGAATTAATTCTTGCTCAGCAAAGGCTTCATATAATTGATATATTTCATCTATTGATTCAGCATCTTCAATAAGTTGTAAATTAGCTTTTAAACCTTTTATGTCTTCATCAATTTGTTCTTGTGTTCTACCTTGAGTTGTAGCAGGTTCTTTTTTCTCCCAAGCTTCTCTTGTTTCTCCTGTTGTTTCTACTAAGTTTTCTTCAAACTGAGTACCTAATCTTTCAATCTCTTTATCTCTTCTTTCAGCAAGTTGTGCAATTCTAACTTCTAGTTCTGCTTGCATAGCTTGTTTTCTAGCCATACCTTCAATTGTTTTAAGACCTTTGTATCTATTAAGTATTGCATAGTATCTATCATATGCTAAACTTCCTTCAGGAATTACTAACTGTTTTTTTTCATCATAGAATTCTTTTGGCGGAATGTCTTGATCTCTGTAGAGAATGAAGTCATTAGCATTCATATAGATACCCTGGTTAGCTAAATAGTTAAGCAAACCATTATCTTCAATTTGAGATAATTCTTGAGTTACAATGTCTCTATAATAGTCACCTCTCTTTAACCAAAGATCAGTCATCCATTTTTCATTTTTGTAATACACATCTAAGAATCCTTTTGGATCATTCATTAGATTTATTACATCAACCATTTCTCTAGACTCATCATTTAACTTATAGAAATCAAGTACAAGTTCAAATCCTTCATCTACTTTATTTGTAAATAGATAATCATCAGGTTTTCCTGAAATTGATTTTAATAAATTATTATATTGCTTTTCTAAGTTTAAAAGAATCTCTTGCTCTGTCTCTGCATTTTTTGGCCCAAATCTATCTTCTAAATATTGATCAACTTCTTCATCTGTAACTTGTTCTCCTTCAGCTTTTTCTGACTGTACAATTGATTTAGCTCTATTAAAATATCTATCTCTATGATAGTATTCACTAAATTCATCATAAGCTTCAACATATTTTGCATATGCTTCAATCTGTTTTAATTTTTCTTTTGCAACTTTTTTAGATTCAGCATCCCCTACAGCAAGAAGACTATCAGCCTCATTTTTTAAAAGACCCATTTCATTTCTCATTTGCTCTGGACGAAGTATAACATCTGATTGTCTTTTTGTCATTGATTGCAATGGTCTTTCTTGATAATGTTTATTCATTATTTTAACCATTCTATCTCTAGCATCATCAAAAACTTCATTATAAAATACTGCAGATTTTATTCCCCAGTTCCAAGAGTGATGCATTATGTAAGCTTCTTCATAATCAGCATCATCTTTGTTCATTTTAGAAAGATCAATAGGATTAGGATAAATCTTATTATATGTTTCAAGTCTATCCTTAATAGCTCTTGCTTTATTTACAACTTCAGGAATTCTAGCTCTATATTTACTAATATCTCCATCAGCAACTTTTGGAAAAGCTTCTTTAAATTCAGGATCAGTATATTTAGAATAACTTTCAACAGCATCTAAGTACATATCTAAAACTCCGTACTCATGTAACATTGAAAAATGTTGTACTAATGCTTCTGACTCAGCATCCATTACTTCTTTTTTGTTACCTGATTCCTGAACTTTAGCTAATATATCTTGTGTACCTCCATTAAAGAGACGGCTATTAATCATCTCCTCAATTCCAAAGGCATTCATTTGTGTTACAAGATCATCAACTATTTTACTTTTCTCAGTTTTATAAACCTCATATGTTTTTGGATCAAATATTTGATTTGCCTTTTCATATAAAAAAGTCATTGATGAATTTAATCCACCTGCTAATGAACCCATTGCAAAACCCGAAGCAAATGTAGCAAGACCTTCTTTGCTAAATTGTTCTTTTACCCCTTCACCATAATATGACATCGGTGTTGTTCCTTTTCCAAAAGCAGCTTTAGATACTAAATTTTTTCTTACAGGTGTTGAATAAAAACTATCCTTATAATATTTTTCATTTGCTGAAGAAATTGTTTCCTGTAAGGATTCTTGAACCCCTTCAAAGATATTTCTTTTAAAATAACCAACTGTTCCCCAAACTGATTTATGAAATGGATCTGTTTTCCAACCGTTCCACCAAGTCTTAAATCCTTTTTCTCCGAACTTCCATTCATTCTTAGCTACATCAAATGCAATAGTACCTAGTTCACCAAATCTCCCTCCACCAATAGTTTTCCAATCTAACATTCTTTGTTTTAGAAAACCTTGCGTACCAATTCTAGGATTAAGAATATTATCAAAACTTATTTTATTTGTAGCATATATCAAGCCTGCATTCATAAATGAAGTCTCATATGCGGCTTGTCTAGATTGTGTTATTATATCTTGTAATTCTTTTTCATCTGGATTCTTACCAAATTTAATTTGATGTTCTCTATATAGATCATCAAACATAGTATTATAAACCATTCCGGATTCTAGCCTTGCTTCAGCTACTGCTAAATTTATATTTCTAAAATCTCTATAAGCAGCTCCTGCGGTATTCATAAATTGTCTACCTGATTTCATGTAACCAGTAAAATCATCTGTAGAATTTAATATAGAATATGCATTATCAGTTAAATTACTTAATGGATTAAGTGCTCTAACAGGAGCCGATTGCATAAACTTTTGTGCTTTACCAATACCATTTGCTTTTTCCCATTGTTGTCTTACAACATTAATGTCTTTAAGTTCATCAAGCATTTGAGTATATGAACCTAAACCATCAATAGCTTTACCAGCCTGATATTCTTTAAATAATAAATTAGCAGATTTTGTACTAATTGCTTTAGCACCAGTAAGACCTCCAACAGCAGCACCTGCCCAGTTTTCAAATAAAGCTGTTCCCATTATACCTATGGTATAACCAAGATTCAATGTTAGATTATTTACAAAAGAACCCAAGTTATCTTTAGAAGAAGAATTCTTTGCAGTAATTCTAGCATAATCTCTAGCAAGTCTTTGATCTGCACCAAAAAAATCTCCTTCATTAAAGATTTTAGCCGTACTAGCAAAGGTACTTTTAACACCATTCCATATCATTGGAAGCAATGCTTGAGTAGTAGTTCTATATAAGTCACCCGCAAATGAAGTGTTTCTATTTAGTATAGCTTCATTATTTCTTGTAGGATGAAATTCAACTTTACCATAGTCTTGTAAATCTGCATATCTATCATAAAAAGTACCACTTGGCCCTGAATCATATGAAGACACTTTTGACCATTCATTATTATCCTGCTGTGAATTTACAGTTGAATCATGCCATTCTTGCATGGCAGCTATCTGAGCTTTTGGATCAAATGTTGGAGGATTTCTTTGAGGTTTTACAAATGGTGAAGACTGTGGTGATACAGAAGCATTTATTTGTTTAACTTGTAGTGGATTTGATGTACCATCAGCTAATCCTAAATTAGTTATAACAGGTACTTTATTTCCACTAGTGTCTAATGTTGATTGCAAATTTTCTGAACTAGTTTCCATATTGTTTTCTTGACTGATTTTGCATTTTTTGAATTTTTGGACCATCAATATCTCCGCTTGATGGATCTCCCACAAAGAAATTTTCTCTATTGGTTTTTAAGTTAGCACCCTGATTAGAAAGGGATGTCACCAAATTAATTCTTTGTCTTTCAACTCCAGGCCCCATATATTGATCATAACTTGTTGTTACAATAATTTTAGATTGATCAACAGGATTCATTTTATAATTTAATTCAATACCCGGAAGTGTTGGGTCAGTATATGTAACTCCCTCACCACCTGCTTTTTCAATTCTTAATTGTTCAGGTGTCTTAAATGAATTTCTATACATAGATAAACCTGATAAATTTCTTGCATCAGTAACTATAGTAATACCATTTTTTAACATTTCATTATAAGCATCAATGTCCATAATACCTTTACCATCAGCATCTGGTTTAAATTTCTTTAAATAGTCTGCAGGAAGTCTAAATTGTATAGCAGCTTTAGTTGCATCTTCACCGGCTAATGGTGATACACCAACTATAAACCTTCCTAAACCAGAATCTTTTTTACCAGTTCTTGGATTTAAGTCCGCCCATATTGCAGCCCATGCTTCATTACCAACTACTATTCCACCATCATCACCATTTTGAAATTTTTTATCAATTTCATCAGCCGTTGCATTAACACCAGCAAATGAAACATATGTATTACCATCATCAGCTCCTATATCTAAGTTTCTTAAAACTTTTTTAATCTCTAAAAAATGTTGGTATGTAGGTGAAAGTATACCGGGATCAACAGTAATACCAGAACCCGCCTTTGTATATTTACCTGTACCATCACTACCAATTATTTGTTCTAATCCTGGTATCTCAGATGTCAATTTACTATCTAAAACATATGTATCATATGCTTCTTTCATTGCTTCAAACTCTTCACTTACCGTATAAGGATTACCAAAGCTAGATGTATTTGCATTTTTTAATTGTGTACTACTAGCAGAACCATCTCCAAATAAAGCATTATAACCCATGTTTAAAAGACCAGTAGTTGTATAAGCAAAAGCTCCTGATGCACCTCCCATTGCCGATCCAGCAGGAACAGTAATTCCAGCAAATGGACCACCCGCAAAACCAGCAAGACCTCCAGCTAATGCGCCCGAGTTTACTGTATTCCAAAAACCTCCCCAAGACATGCCATTAGCTAACTGAATATCATTAGGATGTTTTTTTGCAACATTAGCTAAGAAAGCTTTTTCATCTGCTACAAAATTTAATTCATCATCAAACATTGCATCTGGATATTCAAAACCTTCTCCCTTCATTCTACCTGCTACTTCTTGGGCCCACTTTTCTTTTGCTTTTATTTCTGTTCTTCTAAAACCAGCATAGTCATCAAGTGAATGACTCATAGTTACAAGTTTTTTTACATTGCTATTTTCTCTTATAGCTACATCATCTTTCTTCTTATCAATTACAGTAAGTAATCTTTTAGTCATTCTTGTTACTGCTTCAGGAGAAACATCTTCTAATGAACCTTTAGCCATTGATTGAAGTTTTGCCTGACCTTCTTCAAAACCAGACTCATTACCCATCATTTCTTTTTCAAGGGATGTTGTATACATACCTTCTTCCATTAGCATAGCACCCATCTTAGGGTCAAGTTTAGTATCTTTTGATTTACTTCCATTGTCTTTAAGCCATTTCAACATTGGTTTCATATTAAAACCACTGTAGGCTTCGTCTTGCATAATGTATAATAACTCACTATTAGAAAGTGTGCCTTCTGCTTGTAACTCATTCATTAAACTTGCCATAGCTGTTTTAGCTGAGTTAGCTTCTCCTTTAAATAAGTCTGTAATATTTTGTCTTATTTCTTTAGGATCAATACCACTTGTTTTAGCCATAAGATCTACTATTGCTTCAACATTAGCTAACTCAGGTTTTATTTCAAGTTTTCCATTTTTTGGATCAACTGAATACATTCCAGAATCTGCTTTAGCTTTATATTGCAACTTATCCATATCTAAGTTATACTTAAATAAGGCTACATCTTTTTGTGCAGATGCTCTTTGACCAATCAATGAAGAATCATATTGATACTTTTGTCTTTGTACAGCAAATGGATTTGGATCATAAGATACTTCACTATGAAGACCTATATAATCCATAACAGCTTTATTTAAATCTGCTTGTAATAAGTTTGATCCTGTAGCAGCATCTACTTTACCTCTTAATTCTTCTATGTTATCTGTAGATAGTTTACTTCCTCCTTGTGATGTAAGTGTACTATTTAAATTTCCATCTAACATTTTTAGATCATCTTCATTTTGCTTAAGCATTGAAAGTATATCTTCATTAGCTTGCATATAACTATCTAAAGCACCTTGTGTAGTTTCAATATCAGTTCCATCAGCCAGTGACTTCTCTAATTTTTTAATCATTTTATCATTAGTATTCTTTTCACTAACTAAAGCAGTTTTATTTAGTGTTGTCTGATTCTTCATTACCTTCAATGTTCTATTGAGATAATCTTTCTCAGCTAACTCAGCATTACCACCAAACTCAGGCTTATCTTTATCACGTGTTACAGTATTCTTTCTTTCAAGATATGCTAATGTTGAATAGAAGTCTCTAACCTTTGGATCCTTTCCATATGCATTAAAGAACAAACTCTGTAGAGGTTGAATAATTTGCTGACCATTTTTTTGAGTAACCATCCAGTCTCCTTGTGGGGTTACTGATTTAACATCTATCTTCATTTTTAATGCTAATTCCTGAGCCATTTTTTCTACATTGACATATGGAGTATATTTAACATCTCCAAAACCTGTCAATTGCTCATAAGGAGTTGCTTTAAATTCTTGTACTCTATAATCAATGGCATCAATGCCACCCTTCCAATATTCTCCATTAATTTTTTCATCAGTAGAAATTCTTTTACCTTCACCCAATGATCTTTCAAAACCAACATTTTTTGTAAAGGCCATATCTTTCATTAGATTTGAATCCTCATAAAATGGTCTAAACAATTGTGTAGCTTGTTGGACATTTTGTTCTAAAGATAAGTCCATACCAGTAACTCTTTTTAAATCAAAGTCTATTCTTTTAAATGTATTATCTCTTTTTTTGACACTTTCATCATGAGTTAATGGAGCATTTAATAATTGCCCATACATGTTATTTAACTTACTCCAATTCTGATCATATTGTGATTGTTTCAGTTGAATGACATTTGAAAGAAAATTAAAATCTGGTTGAGTGGGTTGATAATCAGGAATAAAATCGGTAACACCTTGTGGATATTGTGCCATAATATTTTTGTTATAAAACTATTAAAATTTTTTAAGTTTATTAAACCTATTAAGTTTATTATAATATAAAAGGATATACATTGCTAGCTAAAACATAACCCCCATTGGCTAATCTTTGACCACCAAGTCTTGTCTTATTAAGCCTTCCTTCTTTATATGCCATTTCAAATGCTTTGTCATAGTCTCCAGTTTTACCTAAATAATAATTTGTTCTATCTTCAAGAGATGCGCTACCAGCACCAGTAAATGGTTTTTGTACACCCGTATTATAAACAAACTCATTCTCATAATCAGCATTGAATTGATTAGATCCTTTGTTTACTTGTTGCAATTGAGCCATTCTATCTGCTCCTGCTATTCCAGCACCCATTGTATTAAAGAGTCTTCTATTTTCATTAACAGTTTCTTGATTTCTAGAATCTTTTTGACTGCTTAAAGCCGCTGATATTCCAAGAGTTCTAGCACTTATATTAGCATTATCAATATTAGCCTTTTGAACATTAGTTTCTCTTTGTCTATCCACGTTTCTAGATTGTACACCAGCTACTGCATCTATAGAAGCTCTTAAAGACTTACCAAGTAGATCTTTCATTTGAACTTGTTTAGAAGCTGTTGATCCAGCCATACCATTCATTACAGCATTCTGCATTGCATTTACTGCAGATTGAGCTGTATCAACTTTAGTTTGATATTCTTCATAAGCACCTTCTATTTGAGCTCTTCCTGGCAAAACAACATTGTCTCTTGCTACACCAGTTTTCATTGATGCATTTCTTGCAATATCCATTCTAGATCTTTTACTTAGATGTGGAGAATCAATTCCTCCTGCAACAGCTTGACCACGGCTACCATCTTGACAAACACATTGCTCTTCATTTTCAATAGGGAATTCTTTTTCAGCACCTGTTACTGGATCAACACATTTACACATAAGAGTTTCAGTTTCACTACCACAAGTTTCTTCAAGACAGTTTCCATTCTCATCTTGACTAGCAAACATGCCTTCAATTACATTTCCATTTTCATCTTCACATGGACATTTTTTTTCAGGCTCTGTTTCATCCATAAAAACTGCTGTTTTCTTTACAAATTTTGCATTAGCCGCAGTAATACAATCTTTATATAGAGGATTAGCAGATAATTTAGCAACAGCTGCTGCCATTACTTCTTCATAACCTGGATCACCTTGTCTTTTACCTTTTAGATAAGCAGGAAAAGCCTCTCTAATTGCTTCTTCAATATTACCTGATTTATTAATTTTAGAACAGATTCCTTGAGCAACCCCTCTTTCAGTTCCTCCTCCGCTGCCAGTATGATATGTTACAGCCTCTCCTTGACCTCTTGTTGTTCTAGACCAACCTTGTGCATTTTGACCAGTTGCACCAACAGGTGTACCCTGAGTCCATCCTTGTTCAGTTGGGGCAGCATTTGTTCTAGTAGCAGCAATATTATTTACTGTAACTGTTGGACCACCAGGCCCGCCAGGGCCACCATTAACTTGACTATTTCCAGGACCAGAAAACTTAGGCATACCACCCATAGCCATTTGATTTGGATCATATGGAAAGTCATAACCTCCCATTTCCATACCATAAGCAGCATAGGGCATTCCGCCATATTGCATCATACCTTGTTCTTGCATCATGTCTGGTGGAGGCATAGAACCTTGACCAGCCATTTGTTGCATCATTTCTGGTGAAGCTACAGGAGCTCCACTAGGCATTTGTTGTGGATAAGATGGTTGACCTTGTCCTTGATTCATCATTGCTTGGTCTGCCTGCATAGCTTGCTCAGGATCCATTTGTTGCATCTCTTGAGCAGCCATTGGATTTTGTCCTTGTTGCATTCCTGTAGGTTGACCAGAACTCATTGCTTGCTCTAATGCATCAGCTTGTTCTTTTAACTCTGGCATTAAGTCCTCTTCAGCAATTCCATTAGCTTCCATATATGGCTTAGCCATTTCTGGAATACCTTGTGGAAATCCTTTCATAGATTCTTGAACTAATGCAAGTGAACCTAACTTCATAATATAATTCTTAATCATGATAGTAGCAGTATCTCTTTCTAACCTACTTGTATCAGGATCTAATAAGATTGATTTATATTTATTGATGTTATAGGGCTTTGCAATTTCTGCAGGAGTATAACCACCTTTCTTAGGTGTCTTATTAAACATTGCTAATACAGATGGATCATTTATTCTTAGTGAAGCTGTGTCACTAAAAATAAAAGTGTCATCTGGAAGATTCAAAGGTACACCACCTTCAGTATGTCTTTTACCTTTAATCTTTAAATGATCAGGTATTGACTGTCCTGTTATAGGACCAAAAGCAGTTTCTCCACCTTCAGCCTCTAAGTTAGCTTCTTCTCTAGGAACTTCATCCACTGAACCTCTAACACCACGATAAGATTTATCACTTGATGCTTTATAATCACCACCACCAAAAGCTCCTGGACTTAAAGACAATGATCCTTGTACCTGCTTTCCATAAGCAGCTTTATCAATAGGTAACTTTGTTATTTGAACTCTCATGTCTTATTTTATAAATTTGATTTGACCACCAGCAGCAAGTATTTTACCTACTTCTTCTTCTGTAAGATCATATACACCACCTTTTGCATATTTTAATTGACCACCCAATTTACTAAAGGCACCTGTACCAACAACACTGTTAAATCCTTTTGCTCCTCTACCTTGTTGTTTAGCACCAATTCTTCCATCCTCTAGATATCCACCATGTGTTTCATTGTAGTTTACAGATTCTCTATTACCACTATCTGTTCTTGAATTAAGATAATTTTCATTATACATAGTGTCTGCCATATTACCAGCACCTGTTCCTATTCTTGCTGCAGCCATTCCAATATTACCTACGTTTCCTAAATCAAGAGTTCTTGCTTTATTAAGTTCATAATTTACTGTAAAATCTTTAGGTTGCTCAGTATTTGTATTTGTATTTGTACCCATCATTTCTTGTAGAGTTGCACCAGGTCTAGCAAAAGCAGGAACATAACAAGGACTGTTTGGATCTTTTGTATCTTCTTCACTACAATCATTAGTATTTACATTATTAATAGTATTTACATTATTATTAGGATCAAAAGGACCACTTCCACTAAACTGACCAGCAAGTTGAAACTCTGGAACATTACCACCATAAGCCATGTAACCACCATATTCAAATGGTAATCCAGGATATTCTTCTACAACTTCTGGTGGAGTTGTAGCAGGTGCTGTTGTACGTCCCGGAGCTCCAGAACTTACAAGTCTACCTTTATTATCAATACCCATATTATTACCCTTAACATCTGTATTGGTTTTTATCATTTGATTATCACCAATTGACATACCTTTTACAAATCTAGTACCATCAGGTTGAACACCTGTATTTGTAGTAGGTTGATTAGTATTACCAGCATTAACTGTAGGTCCTTGACCATTATTAAATTGTCCTGTATTTGCTGAGGTACCTGCATTAGGATTGTTAGGGTCTATCCATTTACCAGTCATAGACATACTTTGTTTATTTCCTTTCCACCAAGGCCCTTTTTCAAGCTTATAGTCATAGTAATAACCTGCTTTATTTGGTTGTCCTGGTGCACCTTGTCCTTGCCCTGGTTGTCCAGTACCAGGTTGTCCTTGACCAGGTTGTGTTCCACCTGGTACTTGATATGGTTTACCATCTGCAGTAGTTGGAGCACCTTGTTGAGATGCCCACATAAAGTCATAAAATTTTCCAGTTTGTTGATTTCTCTTAAATGGAGAAAACTTATCTAACAACTGTTGTTTTATTGAAGGTGCTGTAGGATAACCACCTTGAGTTGTAGTACCTTGATTTTGGGTATTTTGTCCTTGTAAATTTTGACCAATCTTAGTTCTTGCTGATTCTGGTAACGCATTCCATTCTTCCCATGTCCAACCTGGAGCTGGTGAATTTGCTTTTATACCAGAACTACCAGATGTTTTTGTAGTTGTACCAGTATTACTCATATCATATGATTGAGCAGGATTATAATTACCTGTTACTAAACCTCTCTTTTTCATTTCATTAAATGCAGCAAAGTTACTTTGAGATGTTGCATTAGAATTGTATCTATTAAATGCAGGAGTCTGATACTGGTTTGGTGGAGTAGCCGCAGGAGGATTTGTAACAGTATAATCAACTTGACTATTCTCTTCTCCTTCATACTTATATAAACCACCTTTTCTAAACATGAATGGATCATCTATGTCTTTAGAGTTAATATCATTATTATCATATGCTACAATTGGTGATACACCCATATCATTACCTCCGTAAACAAATCTTTGTAGATTACCATTGGCATCCATCTGTGGATTACTCACCGGCCCACCATATGCTTTAATGAGTTGGTTATATTCTTGAGGATAATTAGTTTGATAATATTTATCTTCATCAAAAGGTTGACCCATCTCTTTATTTTGATCATACTCATATTGTAACCAATTATTTGGTTTTATGAATCTGCTTTTTTCAGGATTATATATAGGAGCTCCATCTGGATTATTAGGATCTGAATCCCAATGTTGAATTGGATGTCCTAATCTTTCCATTTGCTCTGGAGGTAATGTAACCGGATTCCATGATTCTTTTCCAGCATCCATCTCAGTACCAAAATTATTAGACATATAAGTCACACCTGTTTTAGGATCTGTAAAATAATAGTTATCAAAGTTTCCTTGTCTTAACTCTTCCGGATCTTGAACATTCATAAAAGAAAACTGAGTACCATGCATTTTGTTTTCTGGATCCAATGTTTTATCCATAAAACTTCTCTCATACTCATTTTCTTCTAGATTCTGTGCAGTGTTATTTTCTTCAGAATTATTATTTAAAACAGTTGATATGTTACTGCTTGAACTATTACTTGTAGTTGTTGTAGAACTTGTACGACTATTCTTTGCAGGATCTGCCGCAGCATTAATAGTTCTAGATTTACTTCTTATGATTTCACCAGGAAAATTTCTTTGTGTGTTCCATGATGAACTATTTGACCATGAATTGCTAGGCATATAACCATGACCTGGCATAACACCATTACCTCTTCCAGCACCCATTAACATTTCTGCAGGAATTCCTTTAGCAGACCATTCTCTTTTACCTGACCACCAAGGACCTTTTTTATAGTTAACATCTATAAATGGACCTGTTGGGTTTCCTTGATTTTGAGAAGTTACATTAGCTTGTGGATTAACCATTTGTGGATTAACTACTTGTAAATAATTAGGCATCCCTGGTACACCAAAATATCCCGCAGCCATATCTCCAAATGCATTATTCCAATCTTTAGACATATTTTTTTGTTGTCTATCAGCTTGTCTTTGTTCTCTACCTCTTCTAGCTTCAGGAATGTTTTCAAAACCTGCTCCGTGTATTTGATTCATAGGTTCATCAAATATATTTGAATTAGCTTCTGCTAAAGCTAAAAGATGATGTGAATAATCTTCAGGATCTTTTTCCATTTGCATTCCGTATTGTGCTCTCATCATTCCTGGTTGTACAGTTGGTAACTGTTCTGTTTCATTTTTTAATTTTTGAGTTTCATCATAAATTTTCTTAGCATAAAACTCATTACCTAAATCTTTTAAACCTCTTCTAAAACTAGCTATATGACTTGCTCTACCACCTATTGGAATATCCATAGGAGATGCTTCACTAGATTGCTCTTGTTGCATTCCTTCTGCAGCTTTTCTAAGACCTCTTACAACTGTTTTAACAAATTTCTTTTTACTCACGGTTCCTCCTTTTTTTTGTAAAGATAATGCTTGTTCATCTTCTTGTGCTAAATCATCATATTCTGATGTACCTTCAGCATCTTCTGTTTCTTCACCAAAATCATCCCAACCACTATTATCATCTGATACCCATGGTTCATCGGTATTATATAATTTTGGTTTAATAACTTCTGGTTGATCAACATTTGGATCTTGATCTAGTATTTCATTTTTTGTTGCAGTTACATCTTGTCTATAAAGACCACCAACTACATTTTCAATTTGATCTAATGCTTCAAAATAATCTAGTCCATAATCATCCTCTAGCTTACTTGCAATTACATCAACATCTTGTGTAATAGCTAGTTGATTTAATATTTCTTCTTCTAGTTCAAGACTATCAACTTGCATTCCACTACGAGCCTTTTTCAAAAAGTTAGCAGTTTTGTTTACATACTCTCCTTGACCATTTGGATCTTTGTATATTCTTACTTTTATTTTTTTCATAAAACATGTTCTATATATTAATATACTAATTTTTAGTTTAATGGATAAACATAATAAGTTTATTTCTGAATAACTACATAGCCTCTAGAAACTAAATCATCTATTTCTTTTTGAGTTAACTCAAGTTCCATTTCATTTTCACCACCTAAACTCTTTTTATTTAGTTTTAATAGATTCTTTTGATATGTTTTTAATTTAGTATCCATGTCTCGGTATTTCATATCCCATACTACATTTCCTTTTTTCAATGTAGTTGACATTGGCCTTACTATATTACTATCAGAAGTTACTTCTATTTTTTCACCTGTTGGCCAATGTTTTGCCGAAGGGTTTTTTCTTATGTAATCTGTAACCACATCAGGTAAATATTCATGTAAAAACTCAGGCTTTATACCTCTGTTTTTTAGTTCTTCATTTCTTTTTATGGCTTCTTTTATCTTATCCTTCTGACGTTTAGTTATTGTTTCAGCATAATTTAATCCGGCTACACCTACACCCACTCCTGCTATAGCTAAAACACCATAACCTAATCCCTTATATAAATCTCTTGCCTTAGTTAGTTTTTTATCTAAATACTCTTTTTGTTCTACAATCTCTTTTCTTCTTTTTGTTACAGTCTCTATTTTAGTATTTACTTCTTTTAAATAAATACTATTTTTATCACTCATTTTGCTAATCAAATTATCTTTATAAGAATTTAATGCTGCAAGTTGATCTGTATAATTAACAAGTCTTGCTTCAGCACTAGCAAGTCCACCATTTAAAACACCATATAACTTTTTAAAGTCTTTAACTGTTTCTATTTTAGGTGGTCGTTCAGCAGTACTTTGTTTTGATTCTTGTTTATCAAAGGCTTTTTTTCTTTCATTTGCTGTTTTAGGAGAAGCATGATATTTTTTTAATGAATACATCATAGCATCTACAGTTTCATCAAACTTTCCTAATAGAGATGCATATGAGGCATTAGCAATCCCATAACCTCCGTAGTCTTCATCTTTTCTAATTGCTCTAATACCTGTTTTTTGTGAAAGTTCATCTAAGAATTCTTTAGGTTTATTTGTAAATGGCAGGTTAGGTTGTAAATTTAAAATATCTCTTGCTTTAAAATTTGATGGCATTTGGGAACGTACTTCTGGTATATACTTATCAGCAAGCTCTTCAATAAATTTAAATTCTTCAGGTGTAAAAACATAATTACCACTTGTACCTCTTACAATTGAATTAACATAAGATACAGGATCATTTGTATCCAATTTTAAACCTATTTGCCTATGCCCAATAATTGGGTTATCAGTTGCCATAATATGATTTGGATTTCCTTTTTGTACAGTGTTTAATCCAATACCGTTATAACTTGCTCCTTTACCTGGGAACCATTCTGTTAAAGCTGTTTTTATAATATCCTCTTTATATTTACGACCTGGTAAACTATATTCACTTATCTCTCTAGAGAATACTGTGTTATTTATATAGTAGTCATTTATTGCTAATTGCATTCTTTTTGGATCTTGGGCTACTTGTAATACATTATCACCTTTAAAATTCATAGCTACTAAAGCCTCAACATTTTTATTTACATCACTCAAAGCTTGTTCTGAAAACTGATGTCCTAAATTACCTTTATGACCAACAATTGATTTAATATAAGCTTCTTGTCCTTTAGCTACTACTTCAGGCTTTCCATAAGCAATTAAAACATCAGGTCTTAAGATATGTTTTTCTTTATTAGCATTATATAATCCCCATTTATTGAATGGTGATGTTTCATATGAATCAATTACAGTTTTTACTTGAGGATCAATACCTGCCATAAATTCTTTTGATGACATATTTATCTCTAAAGGTTTTCCTGTAGTAGCTGCTTTAGCAGAAGCTTCTTGAAATTTATCAGGATAAAACTGTCTAAATAATTCTATTTCTGTTGGAGTCTTGTCAGGTATATCAGGATTGTAATATGGTATTACTTTTCCATTAGCATCTTCGTGAATTATATTAAAGTCTAAAACTCCTTCTTGACCATAGTCTTTATATACAGAATGTTGTTTTGCAGGACCATAATCTTGTACAAAAGGAAAATTGTTTTTTACATTTTTATTATAATCAGACTGAGAAATTAATACATCAATATCTCCTGTGATATGTGGCATACCAGCTTCAGTAACAAGAACACTAGACCCAAATACTTTTGCTCCTGGTATTTTAGTTTCAACATCATTCCTTGAGTTTTTTAAAGCTGTTACATACTCTGTAGAAATAATTGGAGTATTTATACTAGTATCTGTTTTTACAAGATCTCCATCAACAACTTTATATTCTTCTCTAGCACCCGGGAGTTTTACTTCAGCTTTTACTTTTTCACCTGTACTTAAGTCTGTTATTGTTTTTTCACCGGTAGTTGTTACTCCTTCAAACACAGAAGGTTTATTTGATTCTAATCCTTCTGGTGTTACTTTAAACACATCTGCTGCTTTGTTATACTGATCTACATCAAATTGTTTTAATTTTACCCGTGCTTCTGCTTCTGGAAAAAGATACTTTGCTAAAGAACTTTTCGGATCAAGACCTTGAACTACAAGTTCTCTGTCTCTAAAAAAGTTTTTAAACTTATCATTTCTAGTATTAATAAGACCTTCTAATTTTCCTTGTTCCTGATAAAGACCTGGTTTACCATATATATATCCTAAGTCAACATCTGTTTTGGCAAATTCATCCAAAAGTTTTTGTGTTTCTTTTTTAATATATCTTACATCCAACTCTCTTAATCCAGTCAAAGCACCATTACCATACTTTTTAAAGTCATTTACTATACCTTGAAGTCTCTTAGGCATTTTAAATGTACCAGGTTTTTTTCCAATAAGTCCAATAAGACCAAGCATACTTGCTTCAGTTACAGAATTATCATCATTACCATCCAGCTGATCATATACTGTTGCAGCTACAGAAATCATAGGAAGAGCATTAAGAACCTCACTCATAATGTTGAAGTTCTCAGAGTCATTTTTAATTACATCATATATTCTTAAAGGATACTTTTCACCTCTTGTTTTTTTGTAATCTTTATAATGATCCTTTAACATTTTTGGAGTTATCTTATCATATTCTGATTTAATAATTCCTTTATCTAGCATGTCTTCTCTTACTTCTGAAACCATAGGAACTCTTTCTGTTCCACCGGAACCTTCCTCAAAATACTTTTTAGTTTTTGATTGATAGTTATCTCTACCCTCACCCATTACATTATAGGCTGTGGTATATAATTTAGAACCAGCTTCATTTGGAAATTCTATTTTTAGTTGCTCTGCTGAATCAGGTAATAACTTTAATGTTTTTAACTTATCATCTAAATAAGTTGTTCCTACTTTTCCTTCTCTACCAAACGAACCTAGAATATGACCAAATTCATGTGAACCAATTTTAGCAATATCTTCATTCTTCCAAGCTCCTGGTTGAATCCCCATAGTGTTTGATTCTGCTGAATAAAAACCATAATTTTTATTCAACGTTTCTTCAGATTCAGCTATACTTAATTCAACAGTTTTAAGTTCCTCATCAAGAGCTGCTGACTGATTAAAGTAATCTGTATCTGTAATTAAGCCTTGGTCATGTAATGAATCTACCTTAAGCATTTGTAATTCTATACTTTCTTTAGCTGTTAATTTACTAGCATATATATTATTTAAATTGGTCATTGAAGCAACACCTTCAATCATTGATTCTGGAGTTTGGCCTTTTAAAGATGGTGTATTGTCAATCATCTTTTGTAATCTGCTTTGTCCTTCAGGTGTTTGCCATAAACCTATCTTTCTTTCTCTAACATCATTTATAATATCACTTACAATTTGATTGTCATCTTTAGAAAAGTTTATTACATCACCTGTTATAGGATCGGTTGCTCCTGATATACCACTCAGTGAATTTTCTTCAGATAAACCTTGACCTTTAAAAAAATCATCTTGAACATTAGGTACACCAAAACTTGATTGCCAAGCTCCCGTTTGAGGATCTTTTATTTTAGCATTCTCTTTAAATAAATTGTAATCACCATCTTCTTGTAAATCTTTAAGAAATTGTTTTTTTGCATCACCTGTTACAGGATCCGTTGCCCCTGATATATTATATTTAGATTTAACTGGTTTTACAGAACTTGGTAATTTAAGTCCTTTATAAGTTTCAGCAATTACTTCATTAGCTGAACTTTCTCCAATACCTAAATCAATAATTTGAAATCCTTTTTTAGGATCATAAAATATATTAGATTTACCACCACTTATATCTATGGATAAACCTAAACCATCTAACTCAGCTTTATCTTTCCAAAAATTATCAATGTGTTTTTTTGGAACATTTTGTAATTCAGTTTCAGATAACTGTGTTATAGGAGTACCTGTTACTTTATTTTGAACTTGATATACTTTACCATCTATTTCTTTAACTTGTAATGTTTTTCCTGTTCTTGGTGATTTAATTTTATCAGCATAAGTGACTAATCTACTTGCATCATCATATCCATGCGCACTTAGTCTAGCTACATAATTATCTCCTAATTCAAATACACCCTTATTATTTGTACCGCCATCAGATATATTTTTACCTAATTGTTCTTCAGATTGTAATATATTTTGTTGTGGAGTATTACTAATATCTTGTTTAACTTTATGTTCTCTTAATTGTTTTTCAAGTTCATATCTTGGATTATCAAACCCGTTTGGGTTCAATTTTTTTGCACCAACATTATATTCTTCTCCTGTTATCTTACCTGCCTTATAGTCCGCCCATAATACTTTTCTAGATTCTTCATTTAAAACTTCTTGTTGTTTTAAATTTGCTATTTGAGATTCTAAATTAATTGCAACATCATCTATAGAAGAAGCTGGTTTATTTAAAAAGGGAGTTGACTCTGCTGCTTCTTTATATTTGTCCGGTAATATATATTCTGTATCTTGTTTTGCCCAAGGAGCTGCTTCTGGATTTTTAGATGCTGCAAATTTAGAAGCTTCTGAAAAAGGTATATCTACTTTTAAAATTTCAACCTCTTGCTGTGGATTATTAGCTAAATTTATCTGAGTATTTGGAGATACACCAGTATCTGCCATTCTACTTGCATTGGAATCCCACCACTTACCAACTGTACTATATGGAAATATTGCAGGTGCTTGATAATCTGGATCTCCTATTTTACCCCATCCTTCATGCTCAATTAATCCTGGATCATCTGGGCCTGTATAGTTATTAGTATATCCTTTAGGTTGTTGCCTGTACAATGAAATGTTTGTATCTAATAAAGGAGTTGTTCCTCTTTTTTCTACAGCGGGTGTCATTGTAGTTAAGGGAGATTCAGTTACAACATGTGGTTGACTTATTGTTGGTAATAAGTTTGGACCTGGCTTAAGAACTGTTCCGCTAATAGGTGCGTTAGAAGGTCCTAAAGGAAGAAACTTTTGTAAAGGTTGCTCTGAATAATATTGAGGCCCTGTATAAGTTTCACGGTTAAATTTATTAAGTTTTGAACCAAAGTCATACATTTCAGCTTTTTGTGCTGCCATTAATTCTGCAGAATTTTCTGCAAGAAATTTAAAAGGGCTTTTTGCGCCATAAAATGCTAATGCATTCATACCAATATTTAAAGCTGCATTACCAGCTCCACCCCAACTTGGATCTTGTGCAAATTTAACTAGTGATTCACCAGTAGGTTGAATCATTTTCATACCTTGAGCATACATACCTACTGGATGAAACCATGAAGCAAAATCTAAACCTGAATTAACTGCATTTAAATCTGCACCATCTTCAAAACCAATTTGTTGTTTTGCTTTCTCATACTCATACATATTCATTGGCATCTCCTCTGTTGGACTCATACCATAATGAATAGCATCAAGTGGATTAGCAATAACATCAGCTATTCTAGTTCCCCATTCTCCTACTGTTCCTGGCATTCTACCAGACAACTCAATGTGATTAGGATCATTTGGATCCAGAGCTTTTACTTGATCATTATTAGGACCGCTATTCCAATGTGTTTTTTTTAAAGCTTTAGTTAAATCTACTGAATGAGCATAACCAAGAAGTTGATCAGTTAGGTCACGACTTGAACTATTGATAAAGTCTTTATATTGAGATAACTCTTTGTCAGTGGCCTTTGGAAACTGTTCTCTAATGTCTGCATCAGATACATTAGTATTATATTGAGTTGCTAATGTTGCTAGTTTATCTGCTTGATCCCACTCTAAATTTTGAAATGTAGCTTTTGCATTATTTTTATATTCACTTTTATAACGAACATAATTATTGTCTAACTGATCCTTTGCAAGGTATTCATATTTTTGACCTAAGTCTTTCTTATGAGCTTCAAAGTCATCCTCTTCTTTCTCAGTAAGAAGAGCTCCGGATTGCCTAGCAACAGCAGGCAAGGTTTCTGAATTATAAAAATTAGGATTTAACAATCTTGCTTCTTCCTCTTCTTTTCTTCTCTGTTCTTCTTGAAGTTCTCTCAGCTTATTTTGCTCAGCTAAATAATCTTCTTGCTGTTTTTGTTCTACAAGCTTTTTATTCAAGTCAACATTACTCTTTAAGGGAGCCTGTGTTGCTTTAATTTTTTGTTGTGTAGTTGCTAAAGGACTATTTAGAACTTTGTTTCTTTCAGTTTCATAATTAGATGTAGTTGCTTTTGGTTTATCATTTGACCAGTTAGCATCATCTGCTTGGAATCTTCCAGCTTGTTCCCAGTCTTGAAGACTAATGTGTTGATCTAAATCATAAGCACTGTCACCATAACCAGCTGCACTCCAACTCTTACCATTCCATTTATACCAGTTACCTTGAGGATCTTTTTTGTACTGAGTATTCTGATACTTGAAATATTTATCTCCGGGTTCACCACCTCTAGCATAAGTGTTTAGTTTTTTATTTTGAGGAATGCTAGTTATAATATACTTTTTCATATTTAAATTTCTTCAAATGTATAACCTAATCTTTTTAACTCATTCATGGTATCTTCATCAATCTCATCACCTAGTTGGTAATCAGGTTCACCACCATATTTTTTTAAACTAAGACCTGCAGCCATAGCTTTTGCAAACTGTTGTTTAGCTTCATATTCCTGTTTTTTAGTTTCATACTCATCATAAGCTTTATTGTATCTTCTTTGTACACCTATGTCTTGTAATGAAGTAAAACCTTTAGGAACAATTCTACCTTCTACATCTACATACTCTTCCTCATCTAATGGTTTATAACCACTAAAATATTGTGTGATAGCTGCAACAGGATTATACCTTGATGGATTTTGAAGTTTACCCCGATATTTTGGTTTAACAGGAAGTCTATATGTTGATGGTTCATGTTGATTCCAACTAGGAGGGACTAATTCAGGTTCTTCTTGATACTCTCCTTGTAGTTCAGCTCTTGACGTATCTATAAGTTTTGGTGGTAATAGCGGTAATCTTTCTGGCATAGGCGCATCCTCATACACAGGTTCAATAAGTGTTGTTACTCTTCCTGTTTTCTCATTTAAAGTTTGTATTTCTTTTGTTCCTACTTGTATTTTACCTGGAGGTACTGGAGTTACTATAGATTTAATATATTCTTTATCTAATACAACAGGTTGCACAGGTTTTTTATAAGTATTCATATACTCAAAATCTAAAGTATGATTTAACCATTGTTTAAGTTCATTTTTATTTGGTTTTTTACTTTTTCCATACCATCCTGTACTTGATATACTTCCATTATTTATCAGTTTATCTGAACCATAATAAGATTGATGAATAGGTTTTATTTTATTTGAATAAATATCCCCTAACTCAAATTTATTTGTGTCATAGTTAAGATGATAATAACGAGATGTTCCATCAGGTGAAATAATAGTATATGCTGTACTAAAATCAGGTTTACCTTTATAAATAATACCTGGTATTTTAATATCCCCATTTTTAAGTTTTATTTGGTATTTATCATGATCATCACTGTAATCAGTATAAAGATCTTTGTTATTTTTAATAAATGTAGGATTTTTCAATTGATCTTCATTTCTATAACTATAAACGTAACTTTCTAGAGGTTTATTAATTTTTAACTTTTTATCTTCTTTGTATCCAACTTTATCAATATCCCAAATTGTTAAATCATCAAATTTCTTACTTATTTCATCATACTTTTCTTTAGTGATTTCTGGTAATTTTGGAAAACGTCTTTTAATGCCTGAGTTTAACTTATACAAATCTAAACTATCATTATAAGCAGCTTTTCTTTTTTCATATTCTTTAGGATCTTTAATTACTTTAGCTCCTTTAGGTATTTTAACACATTCTTTACCATTATAGTAGTGTCCAGGAGGACAAGGTGCAGAACCACCTGCTTTATATTGATTCATTCCTGTTGCATTTTTATAACCTTCAGAAGAAATATAATCAGCATATTGATTAGGAACTTGAATAGCTTCATTATTAGGATTCATTATTGTAGGATACATCCAAGCTTGACCATTATCATCTTCACCCCATGCCATCTTGTGTGACATGTTTTGACCAAACTGTTCATCATCGGGTAGATTAAACATTGGTGTTCCTGGATTATCTCCTAATGCAAAAGCTCTATCTACAAAATCAACTCCTCTATTTCTTTCCATTAATACTTTAGAAATAAGATTACCTTCTAATTTATTGATTCCACCATTATCAAAATACATTGACTGAGGATCATATGTCTTACTCTTATAGTTTTTCTTTTTATATAATGGATTAGGTTTAGACAAAGGGCCCTTTTTAAAAAGTCCATTCTTTTTAAAGAGTCTGTTAGTAGCTCCTAAATTGCTAGAGAATCCTTTTCCACCTCCTTTTTTCATTTTAGGAGTTTCATTTAAATTCTTTATTGCATCTAAAAATAATTTTTTATTATACATTATCTAGGTGAGTATTGAGTTTTTGTATTTACTATTTTCAAAATCATGTTTGTGTTTCTTGAATTAGTCTTAGTAAGATTTATAAAGTTAATATATCCTCTAAGTTTTTTTCTTTGTAACTCAGGTTTATTATAATCTACATTAACGGGATTAATATTTTTTATATAGCCATTAGGTTGAGTAATCCATATATTTTGATCTTGATAGTTTCCTAAAAGAACCGTTGAATCTGGACTTGGTAAGTATGGTCCTGGAGCAGGAGGATAAGATGAACCAATTGGAAACTCTCCACGGTTTTTAGTAATATCCCAGAACTGATTAATTCTATACTTTTGTTCTTCTTTAGCATATAAGATATCATAACTAACTAAGTCAGGTGCTAATTTTGGAAACTGTAATGATAATGGAATATCATTTTTAGGATATAGATTAAGATTAAGATAACCAGATATTTGTTCTGAATTATATACAACAGCTCTATCAAAATTATAATCTAGTACATGAAACTGATCTATACATAAATCTCTATCCCTTCTGTAACATTCTAAATAGTATTCAATACTTTTTATAGTGTTAACCATTTGAGATGTTACTACAGGTAGTTCAACTTCAAAAGGATATTGTACACCATAAAAATTACAGTAGTCATTACAAAATGCACTGTGTTTCCATATACCATCTTTCTTAGTAGTAAGAAAGGTTCCTTTACTAGGAATATAAAAATCAGGATGCCAGTCATGGAAACTAACCCAGAACTCTAATTTAGGATCATAACTCATTGTCCAAGATGCATCATAAAAGTATGTTGGATTACCTAACTTTATTTTAGTTGCTGAACCTGATAAATTTACTAAATAAAATGTATCATTAAATTCACTATATGTTACTAAACCTTTATATTGTTCTCTTAATCTATAGTCTTTTTTAGAAAAGAATAATACACTATTATCATTATCATAACTAGCCATACATGCTATACCAGCTACTGGATTATCAGTATGGGGATAGCTTGGAAAATCTTCTAATAGTTTATATGGTAGAAATTCACTGAACCACCACTTCATACCTGTTTGAGATATTTCTTTTAATCCTTCTCTGTAGGAAAAGATCTTCCCTTGATTTTGTGATATATAGAAAAGTCCTGCGGGAGTTGAAACTACACCATACTTGTTTTGAGAAGATCCATATTCATATGGTTTTTCTGCAACAACAACATTTTGTGGTGCTTGTTGAAATAACCCAGCATCTCCTACAGTTACTTTTGTTCCACTATCATCAAGTTGTATTGTATCAGTACCTTGGAAAATTAAAGGGCTATCATTTTCAAATGTGATAAACATACCCGTCTTAGCAAAGTTCTTAACTGAACTAAGTTTACTTTTAAAGTCAATTTTATTTAATGGAAGAAATACTCTCCATGCATCAATAAGACTTGACTCTTGTTGAGGTAATGAGTAGGTTATTCTATTTGGATAACTTACATAACACAACTCAGCTACTTCAGGATCATATGTACTACCTTGTAAAAAGCCTGCCGTAAAATATTGATTAAATAAAAATCTTGATGCACTCAAACTATAATCATAAGCATAATAATTTCCTTTACTTAATACTTGAGGATCTGCATCAAACATTGCTCTTATATCAGTATAATTATATTTATTATAAGGTTGTTGCCAAGGGAATGTTCCGGGATCTCTAAAATCTACAAGTACTTCTGACTCAACAAAGAAATCTCTAGCTCCACATGCAGCTAAATAAAAATAAGATTTTTTTACAGAAAAAGTTCCTGGATATGTAATAACAAGATTAGTTGCAAGATTATAACCAATACAATCTAAGTCATAGTAACTTCTAGGAAGTAAACCTTCTCCATAATCAGCTTGAGTAAACAAGCCAATTACATTACTTAAATTAAAATCACTAATATCCCAGGGTTGACTATTTACTTGAAACTTAGGTTCTGGGATCATTTGATTTAAGAAGTAGTTCCACTCAATATTATCTGGAACATCATATAACCATTCATAAAAGAAAGGCATTATATTCTTTTCTGTAAATCTATTTATATATGTATCTCCTCCAAAAAATACAGGAGAGAATAATTTTTTCTGTGTAAAATTAGGTATACCACATGATGTACCATAAGATGTAATAGCTAATGAGTTAGCACCTCCAGATGTTTTAAAATTTATTTTTTGTTCACATGGTGTAATCACAACTTGTTGTACAGTATCTAATTGTCCATACTGATTTTCTATTCTAAATTTTAAACCAGCATAATGACTTGCAATAGGATTAATAAAATTTCTTGATTTTCCTTTTTCTGACCAGTTAACTTTACCGGGAGCAAATACTCCAAGTGAAAACATTGCTAATGGGTTAAATGTCCTGATAGCATGTCCTAGAGTCATTAAAGATCTATCAATGCTTAGACCATTTGAATCTAATAAGAAATGAGGACCATCCAATGTATTGTTACTTCTTCTTGTTCTTACTACAGCTAGCTTAGGTCTTTTAATATTATTAATAGTATATTTAACTTGAACTCCTGGATTTGCTGGATCTTGATATTCCGGAAAAGCTTGTAACTGATCTGTTACAAATATTCCATCTTCCATAATAAATCTTCTATCAAATTGTGTATTTGGTGCTACAAAAGAATCATAATCACCATGTCCTACAAGTTCAAGTGCATACTGTCTTTTTCTTATCAAAGCATACATTACATCTACCGTTGCATTTGCTCCCTCTACAAAGTATAATAATGCCATACCACCTCCTGCGATAGCATTTATTGCACCCGTTATTACTGGACCCAATAATTGATATCCAGGATATGTTTTATCATAAGCTGGAGTTGTTACATGTTTTCCTTCTTTAGCTAGATTTTCCCCGCTATCTGCAAATATACTTTCTAAAGAAGAACCTGAAAAA